TTATGCGGTTTTGTTTGTGATCTGGATAGTACCGGTATGGTCTCAAACTCGATTCCGACCTCGATGGATGGAAGCTCATTGGACTGATTTGGACGATAAGGAATTGTAATGACGATAGTGTCAGATGAATTGAAGGTCGACCCTGAACGAATAGCGAAGTATGGCGACAAAGGTACACTGACTGGTATTTACGTTAGAGCGAAGATGCCCAGTGGAAAATGGGTATCGGCGGACATCATGGTTTTGGAGAAGGATAGTCTACTGTCGTGGCTTCGCTCTCGGGGCGGTGAGAATCCATGGGCTGAAAATACTGTAGGCATTATTCTTGGATACGGTACGTTGATTGACGGTGGACCTGTATTCGTAGTGGAGAGTGAACAATGAAAACTCAAGAAGAGATTATGTTACGAATTGATGAAATCGGCGATAATGATTTTCTCGGTTTCGAGACGACAGATTTGTATAGTGCGTTGACCAAAGCCAATGCGATCGAGATGTTGATAAGGAAAAATCCTGACGCTGAATCGATAGAGAAAGATCTAGCGGATTATGAACAGATATATCGTACAAACGAAGACATCATTGAACAGATGAAGAAGTATATGAGTTTCGCTGTTGAGAAAGCAGTCAACCACCGTGGGATTTCTGCATCTCGGAGTGTTGCTCATTATCGAGCGTGGACGTGGCTTATCAACGATTCGGAGACATTTGAGTTTTTGAGTGATGGTTCGAATTATCAGAACTACGGTGCGCCAATGTTGAAGTACGTTGCAGAGAAGTATGACATTCCCATTCCTGAAAATCAGACATTCATTGAGATGGCACAAGGAAGGAAATGTCAGATGTGCATTGAAGGATTAGAAGAAGGATGTGATTCGTAGTTCTGTCTAACCGGTTAGACTTTCCTCTATCTCAATATAATATTCTCGGAGGCAATCTATGGTGAATGAGGATACTGAAATAATGAAGTTGCGACAAGACTTCAACAATGAATGTGACAATATCAAAGAGCTTCACGATCGTGTTGATGCTTTAGAAGATACAGAAAAAACTCAGACGGACGCAATTGGTGCGTTTCGGATTGAACTAGAAGCATTGAAAGCTCGTCATTCGAAACACAGTCATGCTTCTCATTCCCATCTCGGAGTAGATCAATCACTTGATCGTTTGAACAAACGAGTAGCTGAATTGGAGTCTCGTCTTTCTCGTATTGTTGAAGCGCAGATTGATTTTGAGAATCGATTGAAAGACGAGCGCAAAACACTGGGCGATGTTCAGGATGTTCAAACTGCATTGTCTGATGATCTACAGGCATTGCGGGAGAACTTGTTTGGTGCAGACGAGAACAATCATAGTTCGTTTTATCGTGAACTACTGGACCTGAGAGGGCGGGTAGCTGTGGTTGAAGCGTTGGCCAAACATGCCGTGGTTGAACTTGATCTTTCGAAGATTCAACGGTCTGTACGTTTGGTTGACGCGAAGAAGAAAAGTGAATGGTAATGACGGTCAAACCGGATATAGTGAGAGTCTCATACAGGAGAGTCTCATGGAGTATACTGAACGCGGGTTCAGATTCAAGATGTGGATTGACGATGATCGTAATCTGAACATTGCCATTACGTGTGAACGAGGTGGTGGCGGGCAGGTTACTGTACACTCGTCTTGTCGTATGCCGTTGATGCGTGCATTCAATGAAGCTGTTCAACATCTAGCAGAGGATGCTATCAGCGAGCTTGTTAGCAAAAAATCATGAGAACAGACGAAACCGGACAACCGTGTCCTGAGACACTTGGCGAGTATCGTGATATGTGCGCTGCAATTGGTGGTGAAGATTGTGCTGCCGTAGCGATGCTTGACGAAAAGATAGCTGACCCAATAAATAAGAAGGGTCGAGATGAGAATGTAGTCATTGACGATTATCACATGCGGACGATATTGCTTCCGCTGATTACTAAGAAAGTTGGAGAAGATAATGGAAGATGAGATCTACACGTGTCCAAAGTGTAAAAGCGAAGACGTATCGATCAATGCTTATGTTCTGATCGATGTCAATGAACGTGAGATACTCGACGATATCAGCGAGATAGTTGCGAATGCAATTGATATGAACGAGGAAGCTCAATGTGATGAGTGTGGGCACACTTTCAATTTAGGAGAGAAGACGAGTACTGAAGATGAGGATTGATGATTCTATCAAGGGTATGCTCATTGTATTTACAGTGATCATCATAATTGGATTGATTATTTCTGCTCATTGCAATGCCGAAAAAGATTGCTACGAACAGGCAGAACATCGACCTTGTATTTCAGGTACTGTCAGTTATGACTATGACGATATGGAATGCGAATGTCTGACTCCACATGGTGAACTAGAATGGAGCATTTACTCGGGCTGTAATCTGGATTGAGGGGAACATGCCGACATTGATAGTAGGTGGAAGGAATAGCGGTAAGACTACAAAATGTATTCGGCTAGCAGCCGAGCACAATGCGTATATTGTATGTAGGACACATCAAGAGGCTTCGCGTATTGCCGCGTATGCGACAAAGCTTGATCTGCATATTCCTTTTCCATTATCTTACGATGAATTTATCCAAGGTCAGTTTTGTAGAAAAGGCATCAATGGATTCGTTATTGATAATGTTGATGATTTGGTCAGTTATCTATCTCGTGGAGTTGAGATTGTAGCTATGTCGATTTACGGTGGCATACCATGTAATACTGTTCGACCTGCCGCATGGGAATCTCCTGAAACAAAATCAGATGTCTAACCGGTGAGACATGACAAAATCAAAAACGAGAGCCCGCCGTCGAGGTACTAAGGGAAACCCTTTTGATATTGGAGAGAAGGTTCGGTTGATGGGGAATAAGAATATGATCGGAAAGGTAACTTCGATTGATTCTGGAAATATGAATATGCCATGGGAACGGCAGTACGCTCCTATGTTTTACATGGTGAAGTGGAGTAATGGTGTTGAGGAGATGCGAGGCGTAAGAGATCTGGTTGCGTACGAAGGGTAGGAGTTCCTATGGATTTCGGATGTGCATGCATATGTGGTTACGATGGTGAGCCACCAGAGTTCATGTCAGAGAAGTATGTTCATGCACGAAAGGAATACACATGTCTTGAATGTGGAGAGACGATAAAGAAGGGGGAAAGATATGAATATGTATTTGGTAAATGGGGTGGATATTTGGATACTCATCGTACATGTATGACATGTGTCAATATTCGAAGAGACGTATGTTGTGGTGGGTTTGTATATGGAACGCTTCGTGAAGATATCATGGAAGCGTATGGTATCGATTACGTAACAGGAGAGACTATCGATGACGACGACGAAGATGAATAAAGAAGAACAGTTTGAAGAAGTGATATTGGCAAGCGAGCGCGGAACAGTTTTCATCAAACTGACAAAAGATAAGGAAATTCTTCTTGGAATGAATAGGGGGCACGATATCGAAACACCCCCTCCGTTATGGATAGGACTTACTCAACGTCAGATCATGACGCTTACTGATATTCTACAGGAGTATTGCGATATTCGTAATGGATTGGTCGAAGGTGGATGGGTTGGTCCAAAAGATAGTTGATTGATGGGTGATTCGTGGTTATAACAATAACGCGGGGTGGAGCAGTTGGTAGCTTATCAGGTTCATACCCTGATGGTCGTTGGTTCAAGTCCAACCCCCGCAATCATGCTATCGTGCCTGTCGTGCATTGCCTTGGTTCCCACCATCAAGTTTAGAGTTGGGCCTTGATGGTGGGAACTTTCCCTTCCTTTTGACTATAATTCTTCAATGGCAAAACGAAACTTGGAGTTGATCATGCCAAAAGCGACTCTTGAATTTGATCTGGGCGAGCCAGACGAGCAGGAAACCATGTGGATTTCTATGGAGGGTAACAAGTATCGTGGTGTTTTGTGGGATTTGGACCAGGCGCTACGTAGCGATATCAAACATAACGATTCGTTGTCGGACGAAACGTATGCAAAGTTGGAAGAATATCGAACTAAGATTCAGCAATTGATAGATGAAGCTGGTATCTCGACATGGTATTGAGGTAGTCGATGAAAGTAATTGCAACTGTACCTGACAAGAACAAGAGCTATTGGCGAGCGATAAGACAGTGTGCATGTTGCACGAGCATCGTATCGATATCGACTGGTGATTTGATGATACATGATATCCCGTCAAGGCCGGTGGTATTCATGTGTGGTGCATGTGACAACCCGAACGAAGTCACGGTACCTATGGTCATTCGACGGAACATTCGAAAGAAACTGGAAGGTAAGTGGGCAGTGCAATATCTGGCCAAGATACCTGAGTAGTCTCACCGGTTAGACAGGACATTCGATGAAACGGAATATTGAGAAACAACAATTGGTCCATCAGTGGATGACCGAGAAGGTCAAGACTTGTACAGAGCCATCGATTCTATCTCGTTTGGCCGCTGCGAATTTCCATATATCCACAGACCCCAAATGGCTCGATCAAATGGCAAGCGAAGTTGTAGAGTCGTATTATGCAATGGAACGAAGTTGATTACACTCTCCCTGTTGTAGAGGAGAGAATAACCGGCCTATTGATCAGTCGTCCCGTCATTATCTACAATGCCAGAAACGATGATGCAATGATTGCCCAACTATGTGTTGGACGTAGCTCTCATCACAAATGGTGGATTGTTCGAGGGGATAGGATGAAGCTATCATATGCTACGCATTGGGCAGAGTTTCCTGCTATGGATGTTGAGCAGAAGATATCTTACCTTGAACGATATTGGCCTTCTCGCGGATATTGATATGTAATTGTACAGATATTTCTTGCCCGTTGGTGATAATTAACAGGGTAAGGAGGCATCTATGCAATTCGATCGTGATTCGTTGATGGAACTAGCAGAACAATTCGAGAAGAAGGCTGAGGAGTTTTTGGAGGTAGCAGAGCGTATTCGCAATGCTGCCTCGTTGTTTGTTGAGCAGAAGTCAGAGGTTCCTGTTATTGAGGAGGAACCAGTTGAAGAAGTTAATGTTACTCATGTTGATATGAATGTGACTAGATTGGAGATGGCCGTTATCGAGTCATTGAATAATCGTATAGCGGGTAGAGAGATACCAAGTATTGTCAATTATTGCCAGCATAATATTGGAATGGGAACAGCCAATAGTATTCGTTTATCGTGTCGAAAGTTGACAAATCGTGGAATTCTAAGGCGACTACATCGTGGTCGATATGCGTTGCCTGAAGAGACACAGGAGAAGTTGAATCATGGAGCTGATTACAGATCAACCAATAACTCAGCAAGTGCCGTGTAATGGATGTGTAGCTTGCTGTCAGAGCGATCGGATAGTCATCAAGCCGCACATGGGAGACGACCCGAGGAAGTACATCACTGAGATATACGAGGGTCGGTTAGTATTGCTACACAAGAAGAATGGCGATTGTGTTTATCTCGACAGAGAGAAAGGCTGCAAGATATGGAGTAAACGTCCGGCGGTATGTCAGGAGTTTGATTGTCGGTTGATAGTTCAGTATATACCAGAGAGCAAATTGCAGAGGTTGATATCCGCAAAGGTTATTGAACGAGGAAAGCAACTACTGGCAATGCAAGACATTCGAACGTCGGTGTGTATCCAACGACAGAATAATCGAGGGACGAGAATACTATGAGTGACATGCATGATTACTACGATGAAGACGTTCTGGAAGAAACCGTTTGTGATATTTGTCATCTACCAATCGGTTGTGAAGAGTTTCGTACATCATGCGAAGTATGTGGCAGGCAGTATGGGAATTGCTGCGCATGTGAGAACGAAGATTTGAACTACTGTCACATTTGCGAAGAGCGCACTCGGGACAGAGCGTAATCCCGCTCGGGAAAATTTAGGGGGTGATACCGCCAGCTAACGGTTTCATTTTCCCGAACGGGATTGGAGCAATCATGCATAAGACACAAGCACAAGTCAAGCAAATGATGTTGGCATTAGACCTTCCACTTCCTCACGATGTCAATGGTCCGGGAGTTCGGTTTCTAACTTCATTTCATATTGATTTGCTTCGTTCGTTGGTAGACGAAGAACATCGCGAATTCCAGGAAGCAATGGAGGAACTCGATTGTGCATTGAAGCGAGCTGCGAGTCTTGGGAACATCCGGTATCTTGATGAGTTTGAGTCTGTGAAGGCTGCATGGGTCAAGGCTATTGATGCAATGTGTGACATGATTGTCACTATTCACAATACTACGAACGCCATGAACCTTGATCTTGAACCGTTCTTCGATGAAGTCCATCGAACGAATATGAAGAAGAAGGGCGGTATGCTGAATGAGAAGGGCAAGCGACTCAAGCCTCCCGGATGGAAGCCACCTCAACTCAGAAAAATATTAGACCAGATGTTGTCTAACCGGATAGACAGAGGGTAAATATGGGACGTGAAATCAAAAGGGTAGCTCTGGATTTCGATCATGGCCCTAATGATGGAGTATGGCCTGGGTATACGGAGTATCGAACCCATTGCAAATGTGAGAAGTTTGTACCCGAAGAAGGGTATGAGGAAGATGATAATTGCGACATATCAAAGGACGAGTGTCCTTACTATTACGAGCCACCCGAGGGAGAGGGTTGGCAGATATGGGAAACGGTTTCAGAAGGGTCACCTACTTCTCCTGTATTTGCCACACGAGAAGAACTCATAGAGCACTTGATGACTAAGGGTGCTGGTGGAGTATGTGGACCGTCGTCGCGAGAAGCTGCTGAACGGTTTGTGGAAACTGGATGGGCACCGTCGTTTGTTGGTATGAGGTTTCCTGGTAGTGGCCTAATGCTCATGGATGGTGTAAATGCTTCTGAGTTCTCGCCCAAGAAAGAAGAATAATGTCATTCGGAACTAGGGATGCCATGGTTGCATTCATCTATTCGTTGATCAGTCGTCATCTCCCAGCTTATGCCATTGAAGACATCATGCGTGAACAGAATGACTTCACGATTACTGGGATGTCTGCTGGTTGGGTTTTCGATAATGAAAATCTTGGCAAATACGCATTCGATACTGTAGAGCAGCTTCGGTTGCAGACTGCTCGTATGAGATTGTGTACTGATTGCATGGTTAACAGTATATCGGACGAAGACCCGTTGTATTGCGGAAAGTGCTTTCGTCCGCTGTGCTCTCATTGTGCGAGGATAGTAGCCGATGAGATTCGATGTGAAGCTTGCATGGTGGGTAAGGACAGTATAGATTCGCTAGGACGTTCGAATATTGTAGATGCCTAGCGAGGAAAATATGCCGTTGCATCTTGGGCTTGTAGAAGACATGTGGGAGCGCGGTTGGAGTATAGGTTGGTTTGATGTTCAACCTGATGGTAGTAGCCGAATGGATGTTCTTCTCGGTGAGCCGATATCTGACAAAGATGCAATCACACATCGACAGAATATTGCTGCTCTACGTGGCGCTCAGAGGGTAAAGGTTACGTGTTGCTCAACGAGCGGTGCGTATATATGGGAAACGAAGAAGCATGCTGCTCGGGCAATGAGATTGGCACGAGCAGAGTTGAAAGCTATTCAAACGGGACGGCCATTCCCTGATTGGGCTAAGCAGGCATTGGCAGAGGGATGGAAGCCACCTCGACGTTGGAGGCCGACAAAATGACAGACCGCTATAATACACTGACGGTAGTACTTGAAAATGATATGCGCGATGAAGATGTTGAGCCATTGATTGCTGCGATTGAGCAGTTGCGAGGTGTGATATCCGTGAGTGGCAATATCGCCAGTCCTGGATTATATGCAGCACAAGAGCGCGCGAAATATGAATTGAGAAATCAAATCATCGAAGTACTTACTTCAAGTCGTACCCTGTAGTGATCTCCCCTGTGACAAATTCGCGTAAATGGCAATAATTAACTGTGCCATAAGGAGGAGACATGCACATCGAATCTATCAACCACGAAACAGATAATAGCGTTGCCATTCGTTACCGCGATGAAACGAAATCGAACGGAGGTATATACAACGTATCGATTTACGTCGAGAACAATCAGATAATGGTCAAGGCCGAGAATTCTGAATGGATTGTGACTACTGCACCATTTGAAGACTGAGTGTCTAACCAGGGAGACAGTAATGCAGATGTGGTGCGAACGTCACGATGCGTATTACGACATACAAGATTGGGCATGTCCTCAATGTTTGGTCGGTGATTTCATACCTGATAGATTTCGTGAGAAGCTGATCGAAGAAATACTTTCTCGATTGCCTGACGATGACGATAAGGAATTCTGGGATTCGAGAGAGAAAATCGAAGAAGTTATACGGGCTTCTCTTGAACGAGCATCTTCCATTCAGACAGTTTACAATTGCATGTTCTATTATGATCATGAACGTAGGCTACTTGATGTTTCGTTGATTCGTTCAATAGAGTCAATCAAACTATCGGTATCGTTAGCATGAAATGCTTTCGGTGTGGATATTGCTGTACCAAGTTGTTGGCAGTAGTTATCGATGACCCTGAAGGACCATTCGAAGAAGGTAATCTTAAAGCGATTGGTACGACAGGAGAACTGGAACGATGTCCTCATTTGCGCGGTGATATGCCAGGGAAGTACTGGTGTTCAGTTCACGATAAGCCATGGTACCCATCTTCGCCATGTGCTCAGTATCAAAGTCATTGGGGTAATCAACCCTGTCGTGTAGGCGAAATGCTTACCGATGAAAAACATCTCAAACATATCAATTGATATTGTATGATCTTCGGTAGGAGGATTCATGCGATATTTGTTGCTGGTGGTGGCATGTTTTATGCCATCGTGCCCAGGTCCAATGTGCCAAAAGTTGCAGACTCGTTGTGCTAACGATGTAGTACAGATTTGCGATTCGCATGGTCGTTGGCAGAAAGTGATTGATTGCCGAGAAGTTCAACCAGATGGATGGAGTTGCGTGTTCGATGGAGTTGATCACACATGCATTGAGGTGGTGAGACATGAGGCAAGTTACAACGGCAACGGTAGTCAATCTTTGGCATCATATGGAGAAAACGTATCAATCGCATCATACGAGTAAATCAGATTCCGGTATGATGAAGATGATTGGTTACTTCTTGGATGGAATAGGAGTTCTTGATAAAGAGAGATTCTTAGAGAACTATACAACAACGATTGGTAGTGTTGTGTATGTTCCTTTCCGAATAGGAGTAACGAATGTTCGATATCCACTATATACTCAGTTGAAAATTTGTGTTCATGAACATCAACATGTTGTGCAATGGCGTCGGGGTGGTCTTTATTTTATGTTGGAGTATTTGACGGATTCTTCTCGACGTGCTGCGTATGAAGTAGAAGCTATGCAGGCTTCGATGGAAATACAATGGTGGTACAGTCATACATTGCCAGACATACCAAGAATGGCAATCAAGTTGGTCGATTATAATTGCAAGAAGGATGATATAGTCATGGCTGAGAAGATGCTACGTAGTATTTCAAAAGCCGTTAGTCGAGGAGCGGTAACAACTGGCGCCGGGAAGACAGCCATCAAGTTTTTGCAAGATCATGGTGTCTAACTGGTTAGACGAGGTAGTCATGTCCAATATTGACGTGCCGTCTGATGTAATTGATTTCTTGGCCAAGTGGGCTGTCAATACAGATCAAGATGCTGGTGACTGCGCCAAACGATTCTGGGATTTGATGATCAATCAGGATATCTCAGATGAGACAAAGAGCGAGACCATCAAGAAATGGATGGACGAAGCTGGCTACAGTTGACATGGAACGGAATTTGTTATTTATAGAAAAGGAGCACATGGGGTGCTCAACCGGACGGTAGTTATATTGGTGCAGACCAGTCCTGGCAACTATCGTCCGGTTTTGTTTATTATGGAGTAGCTAGCTGCGCTACAATCGCGTCCATGATAGTAGTGTCGATTTTTTTCTCGACATTATCTTTGAGTTTTTGACGCTTTGGTTTTTTGTCGTTTTCTTCCCAGTCGTCAATTTCAACACCGATAATTGGAGCCGGTCCTTGGTCGGTGGGCCAATTTACGAGTTCGTATTTGAACTCGGATTTCTTGTCATCTGATTTGTAGTCTACTCCGACTCGTCGGAATTTCAGACGTACAGTTTTCATCAACGGCATTTCATGTACAAGTTCATCGGTTCTTTTTGGCATGGCATCTCCTATGCATTGCCTACACGATGTACGTCATTGTAGATATAGATATGTCGAAAAGCAATCTAACAGGTATACTTTTCATATGGACCAAACAAGAGAGACAAACAGACTTCGTTCTATTGGCGAGGAATACTACAATACCTGTTTTGAATACGATCTGACAGTTTGTTCAGGTCGTACAAAGGAGGGGAAGCCGGTACCAATCGATGACGGTGAGAGAATACGAGTCAAAGATCATGCGTATCGGATATTTCAGAAACTTTGCGCAAAACATCAATTGTCAAATAAGTTGATGATGAAGGCATTGCGATACGCGCGTAGAGATGAAAATGGATTTTGATAATCGAGTGATAAGTATTGAGTTATGGATAGACGAGCCGCGTCATCGAGTGCTGACCAAGGGATACTTTCGAGAGCTGAATGATCATGGTATTGATTCGATTGCAATCATGATTGATGAGAGCGATCGGAAGTGGAAATCAACTTGGGGATTACATGATATCGAGAAGGCGTTGGAACTGGCTGACCCGTATGCGATAGAAGTTATACTGACGATATGGCCATATCCGTCGATGAATTGGATGAATCTTGCATTTCGTGATTTGAAGGCGATGTGTGAGGTTGGACCAATAGCTGCAATAGAAGCAGATCTAGAATTCAATTGGAAGTCGAAACACGTTGAAGGATTTATAGCTACGCCTACAGGAACAGGTCGATTAGAACGAGCTGGCAAAGAATATGTCGATCGACTGCAAGAACTGGTCGACGACTATCAGATACGCAAAGAGATGACGACGTTTACTTCTCATACTGAGAATGGACGAGCTGCTACTGTAGCGCCACATATGGATTGTTTGCTCGTGCAAGCGTACGCTACTCGACATCGCCCAGGTGCACGTGGGAAACGTATAGAGATTCCATGGGACCATGTGTATGGTCCTGGGTATATGCAGCGATACACGCTTGATCGAACAATGCTTGTACCGGGGGTTATGGAGAAGGAGGTAGAAGTAGGATACGGTCATGCGTTGTGGGACCAGCATTGGCCTGGACATAAGCCGATGGAAGCGATGATGATGTCATTCAGTGAAGCCATTATGCATTCGGTAGGAGTTACTCGGGTAAGGTGCTGGTCGTCAAAATGGCGTAAACGTAATGCGTACGCATCGGAGTTTTTGACATCGATCGTAGGAGGAGTAAGTGTACCTGAGTGATTCTGAAATACGGAAACGGTTGTTGGATCGATCGTTGATTATCGAACCTCCACCTAGTGATAGTGATATGCAACCAGCATCGGTCGATTTGCATTTGGCAAATGACATTATGAAGGTGAGTCAACAGAATTGGGTTATTCGTCCAGATGAAGATGTTTGGTATATCAAGAAGACGTTGGATAGTGATGATCCACGTGGCTTTGCATTGGAACCACATCAGTTTGTGTTGTCGTCGACTCTTGAATGGGTGGAAGTACCGGATGATTTGGCAGCTAGGGTAGAAGGCAAGTCATCACTTGGTCGACTTGGGTTGATTGTACATGCAACTGCTGGTTTCATTGACCCTGGGTTTCGCGGTAACATTACGTTAGAACTAATGAATCTGAATTCAGTTCCGATTTTGTTATCGCCTGGTATGGAAATTGCACAGATATGTTTGAGTCCGATGATAGGAAAAGTAGAAAGACCATATGGTTCCGATGGTCTAGGTTCTCGTTATCAAGATAGCAAAGGGGTAGTCGGTTATAAACCCTCTGTCTAACCGGTTAGACTCGCACACATCTCGCCAAAGATCACTATAATGATGTCAATGGTTGTTAGTAGTTAGAAGTTGTTTTTCAAAAAAGTTACAAAAATAGTTGCATACTGGAGTTTACAATCCACACTATATCGTGTAGGAGGGGAGAATGGAGGTGCGAGATGTTGGTGCACCGTACTGAGACACGTACTAAGGCAAATGTAGTTCGCAAACGAGAAAGAGTAACGGTACCCCAAATGTGCGAGAATCCCTCGTGTAATCATCGGGCTGTGGCACAGGAAACCAAGTCTGGCGTGTGGTTGTGTCAGTCGTGCTTGGATGTTTTGTACGATGCCTTGTGGGGATTTGGCGCATGAGGTATCATAGATTTATATAGCCATAGGTGTCCCTGTTAGTGGAAGGTGTTATTCTCTATGAGAGTAACACCTTTTACTTTTCTATAATCCTTCTATGGGTCGTATACGAGTTCTTCATAACAAATGCTTTCGATGCATACGCAATGTTCCATTCGAACACGATTGGGAGTTTGCATATGAATGTGCATGGGAAGTTATGGATAGGATGAGTCGCGATGAAGTCAACGACTTAGCTAGCGAGGTACTCAATTTTGTCAAGAAACATTATCCATATGATTATTGTGTCCCTACGTTTGATTTGATTGGCGATAGCTATGCACGTGTTTACATATATACGATAACACATGGTGGATATCTGCGAGATTCGTACATACATATACCCGAGGTAAGGGGTACTATTAGGGAAGCCGCGAAGGAGCGTAGTATACCCGCATGGGGTATCTGTTCGATGTTCGAGAGTGAAAAGATACCGATGCCTCAATGCTGGCTAGACAAACCATGTGAGAGAAGGTAATATCCTCGCACTCGACATTAGTACCTGTTGTGGCTGCTACCAAGGTTTTACAGCGTGGCTTTGGTAGCGGTTTGTCTCTCCGGTTAGACAGTTGTATGCTAGATTGAGTGGAGAGGTGTGTAATGCCGCAACAAATAGTCAGAGCCATTAGTGTAAGTGTGGGAGATGAGATTGAGTTGGTAGGTGGAGTGCATGCTGGTAGACGCGCACGAGTAACTAGTAAGCGTCCAAAGACAGCATTGTATGCAACTCATATCAAAGTTCAATGTAGTGGTGAGTTAAAGCATTTTCGAAATAAGTGGATACCAGTAAAAATGTGGAGAAAGGTGATCTAGATAATATTGGTGTAGATGCGACCACGTGCCATAACATGAAGTCCGGTAATGTTAGCTAGTGAATCTTGGGTTTGAAAGACTAACGATTCTCCCTTGTTACCTTCTAGTCGATAAGGTGTTCCCTTGATGGAGCACTGTACCAAACTTTCGGCACCTTGATTAAATAGAATCGTTTCTCCGAGACAGGCGAGATCTCCGTTGGTTTTGATTGTCACGCCGTTAGTCAAATCTTCGATGACGATTTCGTCGCTGTCACTTGGTTTTGATCTGATCTCCAGTTTACAACCGAGTGTTAATGCAACGAGACCCATGAACGATACACCGGCTGCAACAGTATCGTCCCATCCAACGATTCGAATCTCATCGATTACGTATATGAGACCGGATGGTGGAGATAGTCGATACGTTGCTGCGGCGACGTGCATATTTTTGCTGCCGCTTCCATCTCCAACCGTATCGAGGTATCGAGCTAGCTCGGCGTGGTTCGGGTCGCCGAGCAGTTTGTGGGCTTCTGCACTTTCGACGGAATAGGGGCGAGTCATGGTTCCTCCCTGTGATTGATAGTCTATCGATCATATTCTTGTGGCGCAAGAATAGCTTTGATAATATCATCAAGTTGCGTAATCTGTACGATTCCACTTGATGGAGGAGAACCATGGCATCGGAAACTGGGCATGTGATTGCCATTGATCATTTCGAGGGGCAAGCAAACTTGACCAAGGGGAGTAGCAAATCCCTCTCGAACAAGCGCAGCGGACAGACGCTGGCACAAATTCTTCGGTTGCGGCGCAAGGGGCGGTACACGGCGGGCGGTGCCGGCGATGAAGTGATTACCTTTGATGTACCGTTCGAAGACGAGAACTTCACGGTATCGGTGACGGGAGATGCTACGTCGGCTCCTGTGTTGAAGGCTGCTCCGACGGATGGTACTGGCTTTACCATTACGGCAGCAGGTGTTGGTCCTGTGCATTGGACTGCCGAACACGATGGTCCCGCCGAGTAGTCTCACCGGTTAGACGAACGCCTCGACTTGTGATGTAATCGACGTATCACAAGGGAGGCGAATGTTGCACGTCAAGGTTGGTAGTCTTGCCATCGTTGCAGTTCTGCCTGTTGTTATGGCGTCGTCGTGTCAGACGAAGGCTGCCATGCGACAGGTGCGTAATGTACACGTGAGTGTACGAGAAGCCTTTAGAGCGACAGATGAATTTGTTGCTCCTCGGTTTGAGGTGGCTGCCGATTTATGTTTGCGTCGTTCTGAGACTACACACCATGCCGATCAGTGTATGGAAAAATGGTTACAGCTAGATGATGTGATATCGATGGTTCGCGAATCGTTGGCGTCATTGGAAGTTGTATATGAAAACATCGAACGTTCCGATGAAGGCAATGCCAATTGGCAGTATTGGATATTGCAAGTTTTTAGACATTCACAATCTCTTGTGACGATTCTTGCTGAAATGAATATCGATGGTGCTGATCGAATCATAGAGCTAATCAAGAATTCGATTGATGGCATATGTCAGATTGTTCATTGCGAAGGAGGCGAGTGATGCAACCGTGGTTGAACTTTGCATTTCAAGCACTGCCGATATTTGCCGAATGGCTGAAGTGGGTCATCGAATCTGATGATAAAGAATGGGAATCGATTTCGAAGGCATGGCCGTCGCCAACGAAAACTCGATTGGCTCGTCTTCGATACGAAGCAAGACGAGACGAAAAGTTTGGAGGATGATATGACAATGAGATTGGTGATTGTGGGTTTGGTTCTCATGTATCCCATCTCGTTGTTTGGTCAGAATTTTGTAGAGGAACCATTCCCTGATATGAGTATGTTCTGGTCTGCGTTGGCAGAGAAGAACTGGCCGATAGTAGTTGGTATTGGTTTGATGTTTGTTGTGTGGGGAGTTCGTAAGTATTTCTTCGATGTCATTTCGAAAAAACACTTACCGGTTATTATCTTGATAACATCGTCATTATCGAGTCTTGGTATGCGTATGACTCAGTATGTATACGATGGCAAGCCATGGTGGCAGGGGGCGTTACAGGGAGTATTCGAAGGAATGATGATAGGCTTTACAGCGATGGGAGCATGGGATATTAAGAAGTCGTCTCAGAAGAAATCACCGATGAAACAGTTTTTTCGAAACTCATGATCTCCATGGATAATATTCCAATGCCAATCGAGACACCTCAGATTGGCGATGTTGTGATCTACACGTCACCTGACAATGTGGACTTCTATGGTTTGGTGATTCATGTGTATATGCAAGTCGGGTTAGATTGGAGGAAGAAACTCATCAATGTTCCATGCGTCAATGTAGTGATTACTAGTCCGAATCCAGATGACGTGGATTGTTGTGGACGGACGATTGAACATGTCCTTCATGTGATTCATATGGCTGGTAGACAAACGAACGCGAATTATTGGCGTTGGCCAAATGAGAAGAAAGAGTTGCGCTAGTCAGTGACAACCTTCCGAATCTTTCGTACCTTCTTGGAGAACGGTACTACTTGCTCCATACTGTATTCTACGATCTTCGAAGCATCGAAAATTTTAGCGTGCTTGATAGCGTTTTCTTTGTATGGGGTAGGAATTGAAGGTCGCCACTCATTGTTTACGGACAAGTAGTAGACGACGTAGATAGTATTAGGGAGGGACTCCATTATAGTAGCCTCCGAACTTTACGTATACGTGGCGGTGGCTCGGGGTCATCATCGTCATCTTCTAGTTCTTCTTGTACAGTTTTGGCAATGTATTTGGCGATGTACTCTTCTCGGGTTAGATTTTCGAGAATTCGTCGTTCAATGTGACGTCTGGTGTAGGGAAGGTCGAAGAGCCAATCGAGGGTAGGAGTATGCTTTCGATATGGCATCCAATAATATATCGAGCAGTCAGGCATGTTACAGTCGACACGTCCATCGTAAAAGTCGTTGCAACATCGGTAACACTTAGCGCGAAATAGCGTAGGGAATCCAAGACTGATTTTTCCATTTGGTTTGATAATGTGATTGTCGATGTATTGTTGTTCTGTCAGTCCAAGAGCGATCCGTTGTTGACGATGGCTCTTAGTCCATTTCCCAAATATCCAACTGAAATCAGGCTTGTGTTTTCTATACGGCATACGGTAGTAGAGTGGACAAATACGTACTTCACAGTCAGCGTATCGACCGTCACCGTATGATGCACAGCATTCGCAGCATTTTGCTTTGAGTGCTTCTGGTGCAGATGGACGGATACCGGTACGTGCCATTACTCCTCCGTATCTTTCTTGAGAGTATGGATGACAGTACTTGGATGTCGGTTGATAGCCCGTCCAATTTCAGAGAAATTGAATCCGGCTTGATGCATTGCAAAGCAAATTTGTTCTCGTGCGGTTATGAGATATTTTGATCGTCGCTTACCTATCAATGCGTCGTATTCGATTTCATATCGTTCGCAAACGTCATCGATTATTGCTTGCGCTTGCTTGTTCAGTACTTTTGGTTTTTTCTGTGGAACTTGATGACCGGTCTCTTGGTTCCATCGTTGATGAACTTCTCGAAAAAGGGATTCAATATCTGTGATACACGTTCCCATCTTTCGAGGGTTCTCGATGTATTCCACCAGGATGTCCTGGAGAACTTCACGTTCGTCAGACGTCATCCTTCTTTTTATGCCGTCTGATCTGACGCTTGATGTTTTTTCGTTTTTGTGGGTCAAGTTTCCTAATCCATCTTTCGAATTCGTTATCAAGGATATCCTCCTCCATTCCTCTCTTTCGACGAGCGTTTTCTTGTATCGTCGATAGAACGGTGAATGCTTCGTTCAGCCGACGATACTTGGCTTCGGCCTCATTGTCACCAGGATGGAGGTCAGGATGACAGGTTCGTGCGCGTTGCCGAAACACCTTGTTAATTTCGGCGAGGGACGCATCAACGGTGACGCCAAGAATTCTTGCTGCTTGCTTACTGCTTAGGGCCATCTCTTTAATTATGGACAACTGTGGTGGGTTATGACCGATGTGGAAGAAAATAAATGCAGCTCACCGCCACCATGTTACGGTATTTACCGTGCAATTGGCGAGATCTCGGGCAGCATTTTACGTTGATGATCTGACAGTGGTCGCACAATCTGTGGTAGATGCCCCGCTCAACTTCCAGCGATGACTCTCTGACCGATTCGCGAAAGGCCCACCGCACGTCTGATAGTAGTCGTCTGTATCTCATGTGTCTAACCGGTTAGACTCCAGGGAGGATGTGCTGCCGGTTAGCGAAGAAGTATCGTGCGCGCTGTACACTTTCCCAGTGATTGTAAGCAACGTGTAGTTCATATGCTTTCCGAGTTTGTATTCTGTGTGTTTCATTATCGAATGCATCTGCACATTTACTACAAAGGTGACGAGTTATGCGAACGTTACTCATTGGAATCCACGATACAGGATTGATTGGCCCGTTGGATTCGTTGCAAATGTAGCATCGGTTGTCATCGATTACTGGCTCACTGCTAGGATTTGGTTCCATTGTTTTCTTCCTTGTGTGGTACCAGCGATTGACTGCGCTCGTTTGAATGTATGTATTTTACAGAAAGCTCCATACCAGCCTCTGGTTTCTTTACAGTCTATGTTAGTAGCAAATACTTTTACACCACGTCGTGCAGATTTCCAAAGAGCTATTGCTAGGTCCGATTGATAATCATATCCAGCTTCGAAGATACCGTCGTATCCTTGATACGTATTGAGATATGGTGGGTCTGAGAATATGACATCACCTGGTTCGGTTCTTCGAATAACTTCGAGTGTATCATCTGGAGAAGTAATACCACGTATTGATGCATTTTGGGTACATTTTGAAAATGCAATCAGCTCTGAGATAGATGGCAATCGTACTTTACTGTAATCTCCGAATGGGACGTTATAGTCTCCGTTTGCATTTTGGCGCCACAATCCGTTGTAACCGGTACGATTGAGGTAGAGAAAGTAGGCGGCGAACTCCGAGTCGAATTGTCCGTGTTCGAGCTTTCCATTGAAGTAACTTCGGTGTTGGTTATATGCCTGTTGAGTATTCGGTGTCTTTCTGAGTCTTCTAAGGTACGACCATACTCCCATGGGTTCCCGTTTGATAACGAGGAACGCGGCGACGAGGGCGTCAACGGAGTCGTATAAATAGGATTTACCGGTGGGTTGCACTGCCAGGAACACACTGGCGCTGCCCATGAACGGTTCATAATAGTTTCCTTTCAAGTGTTTACGAATAAGAGGTGTTATTCGAGGAGCTAGCCATCGTTTACCGCCGACCCATTTGATGATTGGTTCCATCTGTGCATTATATGCACTTAGTCTTGAGTAAAAACAATAGAGATCGTATATCTAGTGTTATGTCCAAAGTTCGAAAGCTAGCACCGCCGAAACGAAAAGTGGTGAAGGAACTCAAAGAAGATCGAAAACGTTCGAATATTATCAGGCCACCCGAGCGACAGGAATCTACAGAACGTCCGATTATTCGCAGGACACGTCAACGAATCGAAGAAGAGTTGCTTCGGGCATGTATTGCGGAGGGAATGAATCGCGAAGAAATCATGGTAGTCATGGGTCTACGCGATGATCAAATAGCTACAATTGAAAAACGATTACTTGCAAATGATGGACAGAAGCAGTTAGCTATGACAACTGCGCATCGGTATTACGTCTATAGTTTGCAACAAGAGCAATGCCTTCGCGATCTTGATTACTTTGTGGAAGAGACATATCGTTCTATCAAGAATTGGAATAGAGCAGCCAAGCTATATGGTTCTCCTGGAGTTGCTCGAAAGATTCTTGGTACTGCTCCGTCATCTCAAGCTGCGGTTATTGCAATCAAAGCGAAGAGTGAAATTCTTGAACGGACAATCAAGACCGGTCAAGATATGGGAGTGATTCAGAAACGTGCAAAAGAAGTCCGAGTTTCTGGACAGTTGAATCTTGCAGCATTACCAACCGAACAACTTCGGAAGACACTTCAGAAGAAGCTCAATCAGTTTGAAGAGCTGGTAGACAAGGGAACACTTCCGAAGATGTATATCAAAATGTTGGAGCAAGGAAACGATGGACGAGAATCCGTTTTTGAGCGATCTCACGGACCCCAACCAATCATGGACGGAGAGTTCGAAGAGAAGGATATATGACCCATGGACTGGTAAGGAACGCGATCGTGGACGTGGTATCACTCCTGATATTCCGATTGATTTAGTTGGCCGTGAATATGCCGATGAAGTTTTTGATATCACCAAAGAGAACGCCGATATGCTTCGGCGCGATGCGCTTATCGAATCCATCATGGAACTCGATAAGACTCAGCAGGAGTATATTCGTCGGCTGATACTGGAAGAAGATCGACTCGATGTCTTGATGAAGATACTGGGGTATAGAGCCCCCGATCACCAAATGGTGATTCACCGTTTCTTCGAAGACCGTCAATTTGGATTGGTGTTGGCGCCTCGTGGATCGGGTAAGTCGACATCTGCTAATATATGCTATGCCGTTATGCGAGCGTTGCAGAACCGAGATGTTCGAATACTCATCGCTTCACGAACGGTACAACAGTCTCAATCGTTCCTTTCAGAGATTAAAGCGAATCTGCTCAAACCTGAACTCACCGAACTATTTGGAGAACTACGGGGAGTCAAGTGGGACGAGACACAAGCGGATATTAGCGGTCGCGTCAAACAGACTAAAGAGCACACGTTTACAATTGCCGGTGCAGACGGCGCGGTTGTCTCTAAGCACTTCGATATCATTATCGCTGATGACTTGGTTGAGTTGAGGAATTCTCGCACTGAGACCCAACGAGAACACCTCATCCGTTTCTTTTATACCTCATTGCTACCTACACTTCGTCCTGATGGAGAAATGCGTGTACTTGGTACTCGTTACCATCCCGAGGATTTGTACGGGTATCTTTGTGAGAATGACCCCAAGTTCAAGGAATCCAATCTAGTTATTCCTGCTGTGTTCGATAAACGAACAGGCAAGGCAGTAGATCTTGAACAGGATAACAAGGGACGTTTCTATGCTCCTCCGAATGCTGTTTGTTATGACCCGGTAGGGTTCCCGATGAAGAAGATCATCGAGAGGCGCGCATCCATGCCTCTCGCTGATTTTGAATGTCAGTATCAGAACCGCACGAAGTTCATGAGCGGTAGTTACTTTCAGAGTCGTTGGTTTCAGTATTACGATGATGACCCAATACGAATGGTTAAGAAGTACGACCTTGCTGTATGGATGGGAGTCGACTTAGCATCGTCTCTCAAAGATGATGCCGATGAATTCTCTGTAGTAGTTATTGGTGTTATTCGACAAATATTTGAAGTTTATGTACTCTATGAGTTTGCATCAAGATTGACATTTAAAGAGCAATGTGAACAACTTGTTGAGATCAACGACATGTTCAACCCAGTTCGTGTTTTTGTTGAGGCGAACGCCTATCAGGCAGTGTTAGAATCTACGGTGGCTACGGAATGGCCTGATATTCCAACACGTCCGATTTGGACAACGAAAGACAAGATTACGAGAGCACGTGCTTTACAACTCTATTATGAGAGAAAGCAGGTGTTTCATCGTAAAGGCCGAATGGCATCACTAGAAGCGCAGTTGACAGGGTTTCCAGACGTGAAACTAAAAGACAGATTTGACGCTTTGTATTTCGCGGTCAATGGAGCATTACAAGGTGGTGCTCGGAAACGCAGGCCGCGCCATAAGGAACCCGGACTATTCTAGTGTCTAACTGGTTAGACGTGAGGTGATCGATGTCCACAGCTACTGCTGAGATGCTTGGTGAAAACCAATACGTTGCAAAGGTCATTCCGATACAAATCAAGAAAGATGCACGTGGAGTATCACGTGCGTTGCCGGAAGACCCATTTATCAATATGTACAATGAAGGTGGAATTATTGAACCACCTTACGATCTCTTTACTCTTGCCGTGATGCCAGAAGTTTCATCCGAGCTTGGTCCAGCTATCGATGCAATGACAGTGAACATTGCAAAGATGGGACATCGTATAGTTCCTCGCGACAGTAACCAGAGAAGAGAAGAAGTTCCTGAAGATAACATTCGCACGGAGTTGGCGAAGGTCAAGAACTTCTTTTCTAATGCAATCCTTGAACCAACAGAATCATTCACGACATTTCGTTCGAACCTTCGAATAGATCTCGAAACAACCGGCAATGCGTATTATGAAGTTCTCCGTAGTGTTGTTACAGACGAACCCGCTGGATTGACACATCTACCTAGTTGGCAAATGCGTCTTCGAAAAGAAGATGAAGTAATGACTGAGCATGAAGTACTTCGTTCAGTTCAAGGTCCCGATGGTAGTTGGTCAATACAAACATTTCCTTACAACAAACGGTTTCGACGATATGTTCAAATTCGGGATGCCGAATCGACGAAAGTATATTTTAAAGAGTGGGGCGACCCAAGACCAATCAGTAAAGAAACTGGAGAAGTATTCACTGAAGAAGAACTCCGCGATCCAAACTTTACTGAGGATATGCTGGCGACTGAGGTGGTACATCTTCGCCTATATAGTTCTCGTAGTCCTTACGGTATGCCTCGGTGGATTGGTAATCTCTTTACTGTGTTCGGTAACCGTGCTGCCGAAGTAATCAACTATACGACATTCAGAAGCAACAACATTCCTGCTTTGATGTTGATGGCTACCAACGTTCAATTGACCGAAGCATCGATTGAACGGATACAGAAGTTTGTCGAGGAACGGATTCAGGGAGATGACAATTACTCGACGATTCTTCTGATTGAAGGTGAGCCGGTTACCGAGGGTATGCGCGACCCCGGTACAATGAAGCTGGAAATCAAAGAGCTGACTCAGGTCCAGCATACGGATGCGTTGTTCGTCAACTACATGGAACGCAACGATGACAAGATACGTCGTTCATTCCGTCTACCTCCTATCTTTATGGGGAGGGCAGAGGATTACACTCGGGCAACTGCTGATAGCTCGCGCAAAGTCGGTGAGGAGCAAGTATTTCGTCCGGCACGAAATGAGGATGACGATGTATGGAACCAGACTATTGTTCCTGCTCTCGGTACTCCTAACGTGCTATTTCGCTCTAATACACCTGACATTACGGACAATTATGAATTGACACAGTTGCTCGCAGTCGCCGAGCAGAGTGGTGGTTTGTCACCAGAGATTTCTCGTCTCATTACTGAGGATGTATTGGGACGTGAATTGCCACCTATCTCAGAAGAGATACCTGGAGATGTTCCGTTCTCGTTGACAATGTTGCGAGAACAGATGCAAGCTGACATTGCAGCCGCTGGAATAACTGAAGATCAAGCTGTCGACCAACTTCAAAAATTGAAGATGATGATGGACGGTAGTGATTCCATGCCGGAAGAAGCGTATAATGCTGTGAATACGCTTATCAAGTTGATGTCGTTGCAGAAGAAAACTGTTCCTCAAATCAAAGCAAGTTGTACCGACGAGGAAGACAAAGAGAAAACGATTCGTCAGGTCGGTAATGAATATTGTGTTTACTCAGAAGATGGGGAAACCAACTTTGGATGTTATGATACGAAGGGGGAAGCCAAAGAAAGACTTGCACAGATCGAAACATTTAGTGAAAAATTGATAGATGTTCCGATCGATAAAGTGTTCAAGGCCGATTCTGATGGTGAAGAACGCATTGTTGGAGGTGCTGTTTTGGTTCCTGGTGTGGTGGATTTACAAGGTGACATCTACGACGACCAGGCTACTGAATCAGCGGCCCACTATTGGCTTGAGCACTATATGGAGGACCCCAAAGAGAATGGCATCAAGTTTATGCATCAGGGGGAGGTAATATATGATGCTGCTCGTCCCATTCAGAGTTACGTCCTCGACAGAGATATGGAGTTCGAAGTTGAAGTACCTGCCGCGTCAGATAATCATCCATCAAAGGAACTGTCGACCTTGACTTACCCCAAAGGCACTTGGATACTGTATGCTCGTATTAGAGATGCATCATTGTGGAATATGTTCAAGAGCGGCGAGCTGACCGGTTGGAGCATTGGTGGAGTGGCGGCGGTTCAGCAACTCAAAAGATTACATAACACACGAGGTAAGTGATGCCGACGTTGGGCGAATCTCCCGATGCCAAGGCTGTTCTCCGAGATATCAAACCGACAGAAGTCTCGGCGGTAGATGTTCCGGCTATTGGCGAACCTCACATGGTTGTCAAAGGAATGTCTAACCGGTTAGACGTCGCAAAGGCGAACGAGCCCAGTGATAGCATGTCACGTGAAGAGCTTGTTGCTGCACGTGAAGCTCGTTCTAAAGCATACGGTATTGAGGTTCTTGAGTCTGGTTCTCACCTGACATATCCCAGTAGCTTTCCAACCAAATTGGATGAGTACGGTGACCCGGTCAACCTGAAATATCCAACTGATACCAAGGAACGTGCAGCAAATGCACGAGTTCGATTCAAACAAAATGCCGACGCATACAAGCAAGATTCTTCGAAAAAAGTCGTTCATGAGCGCATAGTTCGTGCAGAATTGCAACATGGGATTGAACCAGGGTATGATGCAGAAGACCCGCTAGATCAAATGTTGCCTTCGGATTTGAAGGATGAGTTGACAAAATCTGAGACGACGGAGAAACAGGGAGGACCGATGTCGGACAAGAAACTTGACGAGAACGATGTCTCCCGCCCGGTGATGAAGGTTGTGCATAAGCGGTTGACGTCAGTCATGGATAGTATCAATGGACTGTCGGATGTCGTGAAAAACCTGGAGGTCACGGACGAGGGCGCGGACAAACCACCTCAAGCTCTGGTAGATATGACCAAATCTCTTGCCGCAGAGATTCGATCTTTTCTGCCGAGTAACGAGGTACCAGTCGAAAAACGTGGTATCTCCGAGTCGGTTCTTTCCTTGGCTGATATTACGAAGAGACAGGATGATATCGAAAAAGCAGGTGCGGTATCATATCTGGTTCGCGATCGGTACGTTGATATCGTACAATCGGTATCTGAGTACATGACCACTTATGTTGATGGTATCGAACACGACGATGCTGGACCGATGCTGATTCCGGTAGGTCTCGATTCGACTGTCGACAAAGCGGCAAGTGAGTTAGAATCACTTGTTGAGGAATACGATACCGAGGAACCGTCTTCGCAGGAGGAGCCCGACTCTGGCGAAGAGGGAGTTGCAAAAGCCGCTGACATGACGGTGCGCGAAGCCTTCGATCGTATTATGAAGGCGTTCGATGCATCTCAAGAAATGATCAAGTCTGCTGCTACCACGATTGTCGGAGAACCACAGGAGAGTGCTTCAATGAACGAAGAAACCACTGAACAGAACGAAACGGCAACCGATGAAATGGCGGCGGACGCTTCGGAAACTGAGTCAACTGAGTCTTCGGAGCCGGCTGCGGAGGAAACCGCTGAAACTGAGCCCGCCGAGGAACCGGTGGCTAAGAGCGATAACTTGGTCCTCAAGGCGATTGAAGCCTTGGAGAAAAAGTTGGACGAGAAATTCGAGAAGAAGTTCGATGCAGTAGAGAAATCTCTCGACGATATTCGATCAATGGCGAAAGCATCCGAGGAGAAAGTCGACAAGGCTCTTCGGAAGCGTGCCGACTCCAGGGGTGGTGCACCCGACCGCACCACCAAAGTGACCGAAAAATCCAATACGAAGGACGAAGGATCTTTCACCGGCGTGTTGGGGCTTCGGTCGGCAGAATAGCGATGGGTCTGGGACGATCACCCGAAAGGAGTTGAATCAAAATGACGAATGAAGAACTTCTTCTCAAGGCACGAGAACTGGTTGAGAAGTCGCTGATCGACACGACCGCATTGGCTTCCAGTGGAAAGCTGAACCCGGTCCAGAGCAACAAGTTCATCGATTATGTGATCGATGTGACCATGCTCAAGGGCAACGTTCGCGTTGTTCGGTTCAAGCCAGAAACGATGGAGATCGACAAGATTGGTGTCGGTCAGCGCGTGACCGTGCCGAAGAGCGAGGCGCAGGCGCCCCAGGTTCGGCGCGGTGTTTCGACTTCCAAGATCGTTTTGCAGCCCAAGGAGTTGATGACTCCGTTCGAGATTTCGGACAACTTCTCCGAGATCAGTATCGAGGGCGAGAGTGTCGAGAACACCATCGTTCGCATGATGGCAACTCAGACGGCGAACGACATGGAAGAGTTGATGATCAATGGTGATACCATTGGTCATGCCCGTCTTCAGGGTGACCTGTACGACAACGGCTCGACAACGCAGTACATCAAAGATACGTACATGGCGTTGTTCAATGGCTGGCTGCGCAAAGCCGATTCGGGCAACGTCTACGATGCTGTTGGTGCCGACATCAACAGTACGTTCTTCTCTCGCATGATCACGTCGATGCCGATCAAGTTCCGGCGTCGTCGTCAGGATCTTCGGTTCATGTCGTCTCTGGACCATGAGCAGCTCTATCGTGAGAAGATTGCGTCTCGTGCCACTGGCATGGGCGATGTCGCGCTCACGAGTCAGGGCTTGCTGAGTCCGTACGGTGTGCCGTTGGTCGGCGTGCCGTTGCTGGAGAAGGAGCCACTGGTGGTGCAGGACATCACCTTCGGTGTCGCCGTTGACACTCAGTCACTTAGGTATGGACCGGTGACAAACGTCATCGTGACCGACCAGGATCTTGGTTCGGCTCCGGCGATTCCGTATATCGAAGCTACCGATTATTCGGTGGATGCAACTGCCGGTACGATTTCGAACCTCGGCGGTGGTGCACTGGCCGGTGGTGGCACGTTCAAGGTCACCTACAATTCCCAGGGTCAGGTGCTGTTGACCAACATGGCCAACCTGATTCTCGGAATTGGTCGCGACATTCGTATCGAGAGAGATCGCGACATCTTCAAATCGACCAACCAATATGCTATCACGACCAAGATCGACGTGCAGATTGAGGAAGTGACAGCTATGGTGAAGGGCATCAACGTCGGTTTGAACTAGTTTTTGAAGGGCAGGGCACGGGAGTAGACGTCGGCCTCTACTCCCGTGCCTCTGTCTATTTCGGGAGGATTCGATGGTAAAGCCCAGGAAAACGCGCAAGGCAGTAGAAGAACCGGTCGTTGTTGACGAAATGTCCGACGATGAAATGGAAGAAGAGTCGGAGGAAGTATCGGCTTACACGCCACCACCTCCACCGAAGGTGATTCCGAAACCGGCACCGCCGAAAGAGTTCACCGCTATTCTTCAGGATGCGACATCATTGACGTTGGCTGGTATCAAGTTCATGAAGAACGAACCGACCAAAGTTCCGATGGCACATCTCAAGATGATTAGAGATCATGGTTGGTTCCGAGTGATCGTCTAACCGGTTAGATGACGTGTGGTCATATTACATCTCAATAATGGCACAACCATCCGTCTCGATGTGCGTCGAGAAGGTGATGTTCGTGCATTAGATAATCCGAATATTCACCGACAAGTAAGACGTGCGGCTATTGTTGACGACGATGGTAAACGTACTGATCTGCCATTAAATCAAAATAATAAGTACCAAATGTGGATAGAACCTGTGATGAATTGTCGGGAAATTCGAGGCGAAAGATTCTGTATGAGAAGTGACTTTCTTTTACTGACCATTACGTTGTATTATTCTGATAAGAGAGTAGTCTTCGATTTAGATCATTCGGGAGGTTTCCGATGTTTTCGACACGCGACGTATCGCTAGCTGCATTCATTCGTTTCAAGGGATACGATTTGAAAGAATACAGCGTTGGAAAAAGCGGTAAAGATGGAGAGTGGTCTTTCGATATTGATAACGAAATCATTCGTTCGCTCAAAGTGGAGTATGTCAATTCTGATATAGCTGCATTTGAAGGTATACGACGCGGGATGGCTAAGCAGAAATACGGTTGAGCGTCTCACGTAGTTCGATGGAATTCGTGTCATTTAGAAACTGGGGGAACAACCTTTGGCGCTAAGGAGACGATATGGCACGGACTTTCATCCGACAAGATACCCAGATCAGAAAGTCAGATACGTACGATGATGCTGTAGTACCGTCATTGGCCAACTTTGAGACCAACGCAGTTAGCGTTGAGGACGACCTCAATAGTCTGCGGTCTCAAGTTCACAATCTGCTCAAAGATCAGGCGGGCAATTGGTACGATGATCTCAACACGCCTGCCACATTTGAGAGTGGGTCACAGCGTGGCGTCAATGATCTGAATACCGATCTCCACGAGTTGGAGAGAAAGCGTATTCTTCGTCGCCGTGCTGTTGTCGGTGCTGATATTTCGGTACCGGCTGCCGCTGCTGCGACCGGTGTTTTGACCTTGACGGGCAATGCGGTCGATACCGAAACCGTCACCATCGATACCAAAACGTATACGTTCCAGGCGACTCTTACCGATGTCGATGGCAATGTGCTTATCGGCGCTACGGCTAGCGACAGCCTCGATAACCTCATCGCGGCTATCACCCTCGGAGCTGGTTCGGGTACATTGTACGCGGCTTCGACGACTTTGCATCCCACTGTGACGGCAGCGGCTGGCGCTGGCGATACCATGGATGCTACCGCCAAGTCGACGGGTACTGGTGGCAATAGCATCGCTACGACCGAGACACTGACCAATGGTTCGTGGGGCGCTGCGACGTTGTCGGGTGGTGCTGGTGACGTTGTTATTCTTGGAGCCGGCGAGCTTCCAGGGAATACGACCGCTGCGGTTGGCGCGGTCACGACACTCGGTACTGTTGTTGCATACGAGGCCAACTTCGGTACTGCAACTCTGACGGAGATTTCCGGTGGCGATGCACTGACTCCGAAGAACTTGTGTCGAATTGCTAATGCTACCACCGGTCAAACACCGTTGGATAGTTCGGGTAATGAGATTCATGGTCTTCTTCAGAGTGAGAGCAATACCGATGGACACACGATCACTTCTAGTGCATCGACTCGTGTTCAGTTGAGTTTCGTTATCCACAATGCAACGAACGACGATCTCATTTTGGTATCTGCCGATGAGATCGGTGGTACGTTGATCGATTATTCGCCGGCAGAACGTTATGCTTTCGATGACATTCCTGAGCATGCGTGGCTTGGCGACGACTTTGTCGATGCTGGTGCAACGTCGGCGACTCGCCAGAGCGCGTATGATAATCAGGGTTCTACCCCTGTTGATGTGACCAACAATGCGATTCTCGATCTTGAGGGCGCTGGTCTTTATTGGGAGATTCGAGACGACCTCGAAGCGACGTTGTTCCGTGTTACGGAGGGGTCCGCTGGTGGTACGTCGGAAGTTACCATCGATTCGGCAGTTGATCTGTATGACAACAATGCCGTCGACGTTGACTTCAATTCGGGTGCCAGCATCAACAGCGGTGGGACTCGTCCTATCGATGTTGGCGTAAATGATGGTTTGGTTGAGACGACTGCCGGTGATTTGGAAGTCAAAGCTGCCGGCGAGTTGATTCTCAATGACACCAATATGGTATCCGAGGCAACTTGGACCGGCCCTGGTGTCAAGGTATCCGAAACTACCACAGAGGTCAGCGATTACGAGACTGCTTTCGGTGGTGAAGTCAGTCTCATGAATGCTGTTGTTCAGGCATACAATCATGGTGCTCGTGGTACCAAGACGTATGCCAATGTGACTTCGACGACAGTTGCCGATACTGATGTTGGTGGTATCGGTGGTGGTGCCAACCTCGATGCTCAGTTGCCTGACATGAGTGCTGGTACTTTCATTACGGATTATGACGTCTTCTTGAATGGGGAACTTTTGAGGCCGGGAGTGGATGCTGCTGCCAACAACGACTACTACCCAGGTACAAGCCTGGCGAATGGTCAGCTCAAGTTCGAGTTCCCGGTCATCAACAATGACGTCATTTGCGTCATTCCTTACGCATAGGGATGATTGGTAACAAGTAGGAGTTAGGATATGAGTCTGGTCAAGTCCGAAATCAAGTGTATGACTATCCATGAGATGGGTGTGCTTGCTGAGGGTACGTTGGAGCAAGCCAAGAAGGATTACCATCTAGCTCAAGGTGCAAATGGTGGACTTGTCCAGACTATCAAAAAAGTCGAGTCGCTTGCCAAGCATGTAGATCAAGATCTCGACGAAGGTAAACTCGATGTGACTAGCCCGCTGGAGGTAGCCAAGCATATCAAGGTTTATCTCCAGCGGGCAGTCGCTGTTTTGCAATCAAGTGCGATGACTTTTGAACAACGCACTTTGATGGCACAAGGTGCTGTATCGGCGTTTGAACGTCACATTGCAGCTACCAAAAAGATATACGATAACGAGTTGCAGAAGATCAAAGCGGTACAATCTGCTGAGACAGAAGAACAAGAGACACCTCAAAATTCAAATGGACGTTCCAGTCACGTGGTTGGAGTACGTCCTGGTATGACGGTCAAACAGCGTCGCATGGTAGCAGCGCAAAATCGTCTAACCGGTGAGACATCTCCAAAGCCCAAGAAAAAGGTGAGGAGACTCGCTACCGATGCCTCAGACTCCTGATAGAAAACCCGGACCACTTATCGAAGAAGGTATATACTTCGATGACTACGGAGTAGCTACCGAATCCGGTGAAATGCGTTATACCGGTTCTCGGTTTAGCTGCTACGATAGTGATGGCGAGTACGACCCACGTTCGGGTAGTGGCATTTCCGAGTCTCAACATGAGACTATACGACAACTCATTCACTTTATTTCGGAAGGACCAGCGGAAGGATTTACGTCTGGTGCATATAAGGAAACACTTCCTTCTGCTAGTGTTTTTCCGACATCGATCATATGGTGGGAGTCGTCGAGTAAACTGAAAAAAATCGTTGAACGCACGTTGACTTGGACAGGTGTGAATCTCACAACTGACGAGTGGAAGATTTATGATACGGATGGTTCAACGTTACTTGCTACGGTCTCAGATGCTATTTCGTATTCTGGAATATTTGAGACCACGAGAACCAGAACCATAACGGTGGCATAATGGGAATCTCGCCCGCAGTAATTCTGTACGATGCCAATGGCCAAATCCTCGTCACGAATGATGGTGGTGATTTACGTTTGGGTACTATTAGCAAAGTACTCAATAGTTCTGGTTCACAGGTTAATCCATCAACAGAAGACACTCTGGCTACACGTGCGTCCGAATCGACTCTTTCTACAGCCGATGGTCGTCTTGCTACTATCGATGCAGTCCTGGATTCAATCAAGGATACGGACGGCGTCAAGAAGATTACGGACCAACTTCCGGCTGGAACCAATGAGATTGGGGCGGTAGCTCAAGGAACACGCGCTGCGGCAGCGTCTGGTTGGCCACTTTACATTGTAGATGATGTCGGCAACAAGGTTGGTGTGATTCTTGATGGTTCTATCTATCGTCTTCAGTCCGATGCTAAGATAGCGAAGGGTGCTTCTGATCTGGTCCACTTGGATGTGATCGATACGGGGACAGGCAGGGGTCGTCTTGAGGCAACGTTGCTCACTCCCGCTGGCGATATTGTATCTTTTCCGTCAGTGTCCGAATCCATAAAGAACGAATTTGTTGAGGATTCTGGAGATTCGTCGGACCTTCGAGTTGATGGGAGTACAACGCCAGTAGTGTTCGAGTATACCGCTGATGCGACGCATGACATAGCATTGCAAGAGATCAAATTTACTATGGCGGCCAACTCGATTACTTTCGGAACATCCTATTTTGGAAGTGTGTCTGGTCCGTTATCTAATGGGTTGTTAGTTCAAGCGATTGTTGCTAGCGGAACAGTAACTCTCTATAACATGGTACAGAACGAGAGTTTTGTGAATTTCGCGAGTCCCGGTGGATTTGAATGGGTTGTCTCATCGAAAGATATGATGACGTCGGCATACGTGATTGGCGGTGGTCTTGTGCTCCGAGCCGGTACGTCTGATGTGGTACGTGTGACAGTCCAAGATGACCTTTCAAGTTGTGGCACGTACTTTCGTTGTTTCGTGAAAGGAAACGTAGCTGCCGATTAATGGGGGGAGAAAGCGTATAAGATAGATGCCGTCTAGTGTTTACGTAACTGGTGGACAGGTTCAGATGATTGGCACGCTAGCCGCAGGGATGGTGGTGCCAGATGGTGACCTATCGATTGCAGTGCTTTCTTTCCACTATGAAATCAACGGAGGCAAAAAGACGTATGCTGGTTCTATCAATAATAGTCTGACGAACAATTCGTGGAATTATGTCTATTTGAATAACTCTGGAGTGTTGACGATCAATACGACAGGGTTTCCAACGGTAGCTCATCTTCGGTTGGCAAAGATTCTCACACAAGGTGGCGGGATTGTTACAATTGACGATGAACGAATTCTTTTGTCGACCGATATAGATCAAGAAATCAATTCGGTAAAAGACGAGGATGAGGATACCAATACCAGTACTTGGGCACAGAAGGTTCGGGTGTCTGTTACTGATATACCAACTGGTACATACGAGGTCCATTGGTATTGTGAGTTGAAGCATAGCAACAACACTGCCAGTGAAAAAGCACAGATGAAAGTCGAGGTCAACGATTCGATTGAAATTGGATTTGATTCTTGGCCGTATTCTGATTGGAAGTCAAGTTGCGGAATGACTATCCAAGATATCTCTTCGGGTAGTCATACTATCGACATGGACTTCCAGGTTTCTGGTGGTGGTACTGCATACATTCGTCGAGCACGGGTGTTGTTCAAGAGGATATCGTAATAGGTTTAGTCGGTGTCTAACCGGGTAGACACATGCGATGCAAGACGACAATCATGATACCTCGCCTGATACGAAGTTACTTCAACTTGTTTATGATGAGTTGATTGAACTGCGTACTTACCTCCGTACACTCGAAAATCGATTGAACATTATCGAACGTGTCGTAAATGGGTTGAAGATGTCTGTCGAATTGGTACAAAATCAGTATCAAGAGAATGGTTCCGAAATAGCAAATATTCGACAAGTGTGCCGTAAGCACAGTGAGATGCTATCTCGTTTGATATCAAAAACGAGTCAACCCCCTCCGGTCAAAGAAGAGAATGGAGGTAGTAATGAGCGAAGGAGACCGAAGACGTAGATCGCCGACTACTCCGGTTCCTGTATCGACGTTAGAAGATGTGCGATCGTTGGTTGCGAGTACACATGCTAACGTCAACATGCTTCGCAAAGAAATACTTCCACCTCTTATCGAAGATACTCGTGATGCTCGCGATACGGCACGAGAAGCACTACATGGATTAGCTGAGCACAAAAAGAACGAGAGCATCCATTCTCATGGATGTTCGGAACAAGAACGTCAGAAGCAACAAGATTCTGATATCGATTCTCTTCAAACAAAAGTATCCGATACGAAGACCGTGGCAAGTTCTGCCATGGTTAATGTTTCTAATACGAACCGCCTTGTGTGGTGGGTTATTGGTGTAGCCGGAACGATAATTACGGCTGCGGTGATATTTGCTATTTCAATTCGTGTATCAACAGTTGAGAATACATCACATATTGAAGTGAACAAGAAAGATATTACAGAGAACGATCAAGAGATCAAAATCATTCGTGATACTTTCATGAAAGAAATTCGTAGGTTGCCTGTTGAAGTAACTCGTGCCGCTCGTTCTGTTCCACCTCCGAAACAAGATATTGATATTGGTGATGTGGAACAGGCGATAGACGATTTCAATATGACTGAGTATGAGAAGAAATCGATTCAGAGAATATTGAAACGTGCTCGTCAACGGGAGGGGAAGAATGGCAACGAATGATGAACATGTGGAAGTAGCAACGGGAGATATCAACGGAGCTAATACAACGTTCTTCACTATCTTTGCGTATCAATCCGATACGTTGAAGGTATGGCACAATGGTCATTTGTTCAGACGTGACGACGACGATGGTTTCATAGAGACGAATCCCGGTACTGGAGAATTTACAATGAAGGAATCGCCGTTCGAAGGTGATACGATCGTTGTGAGGTATATGGAAGCATGAGCAATCCTGTACTAGCAGAAGCCATTGGAATTGTCGACGGGGCGAATGTCGATTTCACAACGCCAAGTGCGTACTATCCAGGTACAGTTTTCATGTACCTCAATGGTGTGCTTGTCCGTCCTGCGGATAACGATGGCATCATTGAGCTTGGCGGTAACTCAATACGCCATAGAGAAGCACCACTTGTTGGCGATACAGTTCATTACTACTATCAGGAAAGTGCTCCTACGGGTGGGTCGATTCAAGGACCACCTGAGACCATGCAAGCTTTCGAGCTATTGCCGGAAATTTACGGTACAATCCATCTGATACCGAATGTAATAGATGCAGTTGATCAGACACCAGAGGACAGTTATCCACAGATGATTGGGAATGAACATCTGTCGCCCGAAATAGCTACCGCGATAGATCTTCGTCCTGAGATTTTGTCGGCGGAAGAGGTGTAGGATGGCTACCGTAAAGATTCGAATAAGAGTTCGTGAGTTGTCGAATGTGATGACTCAATTCGATCAAATCAAAGTATACCGTTCGGATGCAGAAGAAGGTGTATACGCTGAGATTACCGATGCACTTTCAAGAATCACGTTGGTCGCTGACCAAACGGTGTATGAGTACATCGATAACACTGCTCCGACGTCATCGTATTGGTATAAAACTTCGTACTACAATTCGACGACTACGCTCGAATCTTCATTATCGAGAGCGATTCAAGGTATAGACGGTGGACTCTATACTACACTCCAGGATATTCGAGATGAGGGTATTACAGAGACGGAGTTGACCGATGACCGCGCTATCAAACTCTCGACAAGTTGGCAACAATGGTTCGAGGACAAGACCGGTAATTTCTTTACGCCGAAGGAGGCTACTGTCGATCTTGACGGCGATGGTTCTAGGATGCTTCTACTTCCTATTCCCATCATTGAAGTTTCGGAGTTGTACATCAACGACGATTTCGACACTCCCGTAGATTCGACTCGTTATGCGGTGTACAATGGTCGTGGTCCAGTAAGGGATGATAGGCGTAATCCTCACATCATGTTGAAGACTGGGACTAGTAGTATCTACAGTCCAAGTGGTTCGATATTTGAGATTGGGGATTTGAACCAGCGTATAGTCGGAACGTGGGGATATACCGAAGCTGATGGGTCAACACCGTATGCAATCACGCGAGCAATCTTGGTTCTTGTCAATGCAACCAAGGAATACTTGCCTGACGATCAGATTGATCAACTGGCCGCTGGTAGACTCATCGAGGAAGTTACCGATCGACATCGCAAGGAGTTTGCGGATTTGTTCAATCGGTTGAAGACATGGGGTCCGACTGGGCTGACAGAAGTCGATGATGCGATACGAAAGTATCGTTCACCTATACGAATTGCCGCACCGCGTACGATGCCGCGACGTGGTGTCTAACCGGGTAGACAATGCCGATAGAACCAAACCTTCTTCATCCGATCGACATCACGTTCGAATTGCTTGATCGTGAGGAGACTGTTTACGATCGGTATGCGCGTGAACCAGTAGGACAGGCCATTCGTGAAGGTGAGAGTCCTCGTACAGGTGAGCGTGTCACTGTCAAGGGACAGTACTCGGAATACTTCGCTAGCGCGAAGCATGAAATTCCTATGTACACTCGTAAGGGCGTCGACGATACGACTATGTCGTATGTAGCAGTTCGGTACAAGGATTTGTATCGTCGCGGATTGGTCGAGTACGTTGATGGAAAATGGACCAATTTACAAATCAAGCGCGGTGATCGAGTCATTCAAATAGGACGCGAAGCCGTCAACTACTACGTTGAAGGACAGAGCAAAGTATTTGCTCACTATCCCAGCGTAGGTGGAACGATGATACAATTCAATCTGATTGATCGACATCCCGTTGATCAGCAGGGGAATTTGTAATGATAGGAATGAGAGTAAATTATAGGGTTAGCAAGGAGCTTGATTACGAGAAACTCATTCCGAATACTACGCGACGTTTGTTTATCAATATGAAATTGTTTAGTGAATTCACTGAACGAGAAATTCGCAAACGCATGATGTCTGGGAAGTATGCAGAGAATACCGAACCTTGGGCAGCCGCGAAGGATAGCAATCGTTCATTGTATCACACCGGTCATTTATCCACGAAAATCAAAAATCGTGTGTACTTAGGAACCGGTAATTTTATGGTTCGTGTTGGAGTAGGTTGGTTTAGTAACCCGAACCATCCTGGTCGCGAAAGAGGTAGCGGTGGACTTCAGACGATCGTCAATTGGTTGACGGGTAAACAGACATGGCGACCGACTGATGCACAACGACGAGCGTTCTGGGCACAAGTTCCAGCAGAATGGAAAGCTCAGAATATTCCAACGGGGAATGGCGTTTGGACATCGCCTGCTCGTGATTTCATGTCCGATGTTTCTACCGACCCGAAGGTTCATGCCTTGTTCGCAAAGATGATCATTCGATCAACTGAAGAAGCACTACAAGGAAGACGGTAATGATTGAACTTACTTACGGTTCGGTAGCAGAAGTATACGACTTTGTGAAACAATTCCACTTCGCAACTGGATACGGAGTGGATTTATATAACCAGATGACGTACTCTGACACGACGAAAGTCAGAGTATCTCCTGTCGAGGGTCGTATCTTATTGAAGCGAGATGCGACAACCCAGTGGTATCCCACCGATGATGACATATGGGCGCGAACGTGGGTAACCAATCCACTCTCGGTTCGTAAGCTCAAGATGCTGCAAGTACTTCCCAATATCCAACAGACCAATACAGAGGTGAAGGTACGCCTCTACAATGGTACAGAAGATTTGTATTGGGACGGTGCAGCATGGTCGGCTGCTGGTGTGGGTAACTGGAATACCGAGGCAGAAATCAACGCGAACATCGAAACGTTTCCCATCCTCCCCGATCGGGAGTTTGCGGTTACGCTAAACCTAAAAACTACCGATAAGGAGGTGACACCGGAGGTAACGGAGGTTCGTGTTCTCATGGAGGTACACATTGACTACATCGAAGACATCGTTCTTCGTAGTCTGTTACCGGCTCTTGAGAATGCTATCGACCCTGTTGCCAATCTTGCTCACATTCCTCCTTTTACTACAGATGTTAGTACCATCGACCTATCGGAGTATCGTACAAATATTCCATTCAATATTTCAGATGTAGCCGGGGTCTATGATATATCGGCAGACCCGGATCGATTGTATAACCAGTTAGACAGTTACGATGTCAACACACAAGTAATCACATTATCTTCACCACTTCCAGCGGGCAATCGTCCGTTGATTCTGATAAGATACCGACCTGAAGTAGTCTTCATTCAACATCAGGATTGGTACGAAGTATCAAAAGTGCCGTGCTTGTTGATACAACAACTTGAAGTACCTTTCACATCGGCCTACAATCAGGGGGCTAAAGAAAGCGTTGTCGATAAAGGTACTGGAAACGCGGTAGTCATCAAGGAACCATGGCGCGCAACTTTCGAATTTCGAATTCATGGATTGACAGGTGGTCTTGTAGATGAATTCCGCCTACAATCACGAGTGATACAATTTTTCGAAGAGAACCAATTCTTACGTTCTACCGGTTTGGACGAGTACTACCGAATGAGAATCGAGAGAGAATTTCGTGATCTCAGCAGTCCATCGCGCTCAGATGAACGAGCGTTCTGGACTCGGTTTACCGTCAACGATATTCGAATGCCGTTCGTCAGTGAAGCAGCTCATGCCGTTCAAAACCTTTCGCTTACGTTCAAGGGGCCGAAGTCACCGTCGGTGTTACATGAAGATCCTGTGAAGGGTGGTTCGCGAGTGGTGCTAACTACTCACACCGAAGATGGCGCGGTCGAGTTCAGTGAAACTGTGGATATTACCTGATCAGGAGGCGACGGTATGGCTGACAGAGTCTTTGGTCCCATCCGTGGTGCAGGTGTACAGGTCAGGGAGCGCGAGCCCGAACGGAACATCGTCCAAGGTCAACTTGGGTCGACGGTCTTCATGGGTGTGTTCGAGCGTGGTCTGGAGAACGATATTACCAGCTTGCCGAGTAAGAAGTCGTATACTCGCAAGATGGGAGGTCTTCTTGACCCGGCAGACTTCAACGCAATGGCGTTTGCAAGTCTGGAAGCGCCGCTCGCATCGCATCATTTTTGGGACCATTCTGAAGGCGCCGGCTTTCTGACTTGTTTGCGCGTTGTACCCAGGACGGTTACTGCAAGTCAAGACGACACCCCGGATGCTGCGACGTTGGAAGTGTATAACCGCGAAGCAACACCTGTTCGGATCGGTCGTCTTGTAGCGCAGAATGGCGGACGATGGGGTGGTGCTCAGAAAACTTTCCAGGGTGAAATCACTGGAACTCCTGGGACTGACTTTCCATCGGCAAACCAACTTCAGCTCGATCTGACGTCTGGTGGGTTGACGTTCAAGGTGGATGAGTACAAGAATGGTACGGTACACATCCATGGAATTACGACCAAGACGTATACGGTTGTGTCTAACACAGCCGATGGAGAGTTCACGTTCGCGGCAGATGAAGACCTGGTAACGGATTGGGCCAACGCTGGACCTCCAACCGACTACAATGTCACGATCTATCGGGATAACCTGAATTATCGTGGCGTTAAGAAGTATATGTCGGCAGAGTTCCGGGATGGTGCACTTGATCCGGTAGGTCGGTTCGGACTCCAAATTCGCGTTGATGGTGTTGTCTACCTCGATTGGGAAGAACTTTCGATGGACGACACCTCTCCGTATTATTGGAAAGATGTCGTAAACGACGATCCGAACAATGACATTGTGACTGTCGAAGATGATTTCACTGGTAACCGATTGGCGGCGACTTCTCGACCGGCAAACCGTTACGGTGAATCGGATGCTTTGACATCACAAGTGCTGACCATTGCTGATCCGGTGTATTCCGGGTTGAGCGTGAGCGGCGACTGGGTACCTGATTTCACTTGGACGTCCTGGGGAAGTAGCGTTGTTCCTCAACGTCTCAAAGTCGAGTGCACTGATGCTACTGCCGGTGCTGAAGTATTCGAAGTAACGACAAACATCGGTGAGGATGGTGCCGGGAATTCGTCTCGGACATTCCAAGCAACTGGCGATTTGGCAGTTGGCATTACGTTCACAATGGACCAGTACACTGGCGTCTTCAGCTTGTCGACTACCAGTGGCACGGTTGCAGTTGCGGATTACTTCTACGTTTATCTTCGTCCTCTGGTTGAGGATGCGTTGATTGGCGGGAAGGTCAATCCGAACGTCAATTCGGCAACTCCTCGGGTCTATTCGATCACTGACAATACTCGAACCACCGTTTCTGTTTCCGCTATCAATGATTTGACCGATGGTGGAAGCAACAGTGCTGGCGATGAGTACATGCTTCAGTGGCCGGAACAGGCTATGGGTGGATATGACGGCAACATTGCCAACATGACCACCACCGACTACGAAGCGTTGCTCGATTCTGGCGATTCGCCGTTGCTCAAACTCAAGTCCATGAATCAGGGGTTGGTCAAGGTGGCAGTACCTGGTATTGCCAAACCGACAGAAGCTCTTGATCTCCAGAAGAAGGTCAAAACACTGTGCTTGGCCTACAACTGGATGGCACGGCCTGAGATTCCTGATGAGTATGTGAATGAGCTGGACATTTTGGATTGGCTCAACAACTCATACGGTCGTCTCGATCTTGCTGTCGTATTCTTCCCGTCATTCATGTACATTCGTGACCCGCTTGCACTCTCTGGTTCAGAGGCACGTGAGCAATTGGTGTCTGTCAGTGGTATGCAGTTGGGTCGTGAAGCTATGGTGGCTCGCGATTGGGACGGCTACCATAAGGCATCTGCTGGCACTGAAGTTACCTTGCCGCTTGTAGTGCGTGCGCCTGTGTTGGGTCGACCGGACAAGCCGACTCGTCTCAACGAAGAGTTGCTCAATCCCGCTGGCGTCAATGCATATCGTTGGGCATCCGGTGGTTCAACGATCGTTGCATGGGGCGATCGGACGTTGGACAACACTACGGTGTACCGCTGGAAGCACAAGCGTGAGCAGCTCTCGCATTACGAGAATGTCATCATCGAGAACTTCGATTGGGCCATTTTCCAGATCAATGACCCAGAAGCCGATTCGGATGTCATTGCGGCTGTTCATGCATACTTCCTCGATGAGTGGCGGAAGCGTGCAATTCGTGGCGAGACGTTTGTCGGTGGTCGGAACCCGGCAGCCATCATCAAGATGGATGAGGAGAACAACACCGACGCGACTCGTGCACAGGGCAATCAAAACATGGAGATTTCTCTGCGGTTTGCTGATACCGTGGAGAGGCTCAACTTCATCATTGGAGCATTGGGTCTTACCGAGTCGACCTGATTGTCTTAGACAAGAACGGACGATTCAGTGTATAACCGGTTAGACAAGAGGTGAGATTATGGCAAGCCCGAGTGTTAGTCACTATCATGGTGTTGTGAAGGGTGCGGCAGCGGACGTACCGTTTGCTCTTTGTCCGTTCAAGCCTCGGACGGTCAAGTTTTTCGTAGTGTCCGGTGGTACCATCGAGCACGGATACAAGACAGACGAGATGGCTGGTGATTCGTACATGTCGACCACGACGGGTACAGACGCCGGTGTGACGTTGACCGACACGGGATTCACTCTGGCCAATGGCGCGGACGTCAATGTGTCGGGTGCTGACGTTCACTTCGAGATTCTGGGCTAGCACAACGAGAAGCTCCGAGTCCGTAACCGAGGTGACACGATAGGAGGCATCGGGATGAAAGGTGTTCTGCTACCAGACCACATCCCGCTCAATAAGTATGAGCTTCGAATCCGGGACCTCCCGCCAATCACGTTCATCGAGATTGCGGGCTTGGAGGAAGAGCTTGAGAATGTCGACCTGCCAGACAGGACGGCAGCTTCGGGCGGGAATACGAAGCCGGTTGAATTCACGGCGACCATGCCACTCCATCATAAGTTGGAGATGGCAGCAATGGAGCAGTGGTTCCAGGATTCACAAGACCCGGTCAATCCAGCTTACAAAAAGACGGGAACTCTGATCTTGTCTTCGATTTCCGGTATCAATCGGAAGACGATGATTTTGGTCGGAATGTTCCCCACAAAGCGGAAGACCGGAGATCTTGATATGGCTAACGAAGGCGAACTCCACAAGATCGAGTGGACCTTCAAAGCCGACGACGTTCTCTCCGTCTAACATATCCTTCTTACTCACAAGCACGCTAGACGTGTATTTGGAGTGAGCCAATGTCTGAAGCACAACAGAAGACGCTTGCCCAGCTTCTCAATGAAGATGAGGGCGATGAACTGTGCGAATGTCCAGAGTGTGGATATTCTCAATCTGGCGAGTTCCGTCGATGTCCGAAATGTAAGGCATGGATGTCGAATCCTACCATTGCTGATTGGGGGCAGAAACTTCCTATTGGTATAGATAGCGAGGGGAAGCTCGTTCGTGGTTTCGATCTTCGTCCATTGAATTGGAATATCGAACGTCAGATCAATCAACAATGGGGTGCTCGACGAGATCGATTGAATCTTGCGGAGTACATGGGAACTATTCTGGCCAATACGATCACTAAGATTGGCAATCAGGATATTACCAAGTTCAAGTTTGAGAAGGTACTTCTCATTCTGAATCGGATGTACCAGGCAGACGTGTTTTACATGTATGCCTATCTTCGATTGGCGACTCTTGGCAAAGAGATGGATTTGGGAGAAATCACATGTCCATCGTGTCGTCATAAATTTCCATTCGTTGCTGACCTTTCGACATTGGAAGTTGGAATTGTCGAGAATCCATCTGACTTGATAACCGATGTTGAGTTGAAAGATGGATTCGATATGAATGGAGATCACAAGACCAAGCTCAAAATGAAACCACCGTTGTGGAGTATGCTTGGTTCGGGATTCCCGACTTCGATCAACGACGCCGAAATATTCTTGGCCATGGTTACCAATTGTGTTGTTGAAATCGAAGGCATGCCAGATGGTACTGTATTGACTGAGAAGGAAGTATCTCAGTTCAGTAAGTACGATGTCGAGAAGTGCCAAGGTGTCATGGAAGGTGTTTTTGCCGGCCCGCGATGGGAAATTGAAGGTCAGTGCCCAAAGTGTGGTGAATCTTTTTACGACCTGGTAGACTGGACGTACGACCGTTTTTTCGCAATTTCCTCCCGATCGCCCCGGCGGAAGAAGCGATCAAAACGATCACTACTATAGCGTACGCATCGGGAGGTGCGCTTACTTTCGATATTGGTTCGATAACTTCAGTTGAGATGAAATCAGTGATGGACACGCTGACTAAGCTCAACAAAAAATAGTCATCACTAACTATATCGGGAGTGGGCACCATGGCCGCCACAAAAAACAAGCACATCTTATGGTTCCAGGTTGTTGGTGCCGCTCCAGCGGCGCAAAAGACCAAGAATCTCAGTAGAGAAGTCAAGAATCTCAAGCAAGCCATGACACAGCTCAAGGCCGGTATGCTTGGGATGCGCGGTCTCATGATTGGTGCTGCCGGTTCAATGGTTGCACTAGGTCTTGGGATACGTAGGACAGTGACTGCGTATGCTGATTATTCTCGTGCACAAGCGCAGTTGAGAACAACTCTTGCTGCGACTACGAATGCACAACGTCAGAATGCACGGATATCGTCTGCTGTTGCTGAACGTGCTGCTATCAATCTTGGATACTCGACTACCGAAGCAAACACTGCAATGACCACGATGATTCAGACTGGTATTGGTGTTCATGCATCAATGCGTTTGATCGGTTCATCGTTGCGATTAGCTCGTGTTGCTGAGATGGATACCGATAATGCTACTCGGTTTCTTGTCGATACGATGAATATGTTCCGTGGTGAAATGGCATCACAGAACATAACGTTGCGGGAGTTTGCCGATCAGATGTCAGGACAGTTAGCAGTTGCTGCTAACATGGCATCGACCAATATCGAGCAATTGCAGCAAGCATTTCGATATGCCGGTACAGAAATGTCGGCATTGGGATATCGTTCACATGAAGTTATGTCAGCATTGGCCGGTCTATCTGTCGTTGGTCTACGTGGTACTACGGCTGGTACTCGATTGAGAGGTGCCGTTGCTGCATTGATTCGCCCATCTCGACAAGTGCAGGAACAGATAGATCGTGTTACTCAAGGAACATCGTCGTGGTCTCAAATTGTTCATGATGAGCATGGAAACTTGCGTCGATTGCCAGATTTGATGGCTCAGTTGATGCAAGTTATGGGTCGATTGCCGACTCAACAGCAACGAGCGCAATTAGAAGTTGCTATCTTTGGTCGACGTGCATTGGCGGCTGGTATTTCATTGTCTGAATACAATGAAGCTGCACGTCGTATGTTGAGAATCAATACTGAAATTCAAGATCGAGGAAATGTTACAAGTCGTATTATGCGTATGGAAGAAGAGCGTATGCGCGGATTCCATATGCAAGTTGAGCAGCTCAAGAACGGTCTTACCGATTTGGCAATTGCATTTGGTGAGATCTTGTTTGGTGCGATGGAGACCAATCGCGAAGGGTTTGGAACTTACGTTCGTGAAATAGCTCGTGCAATTCGAGTTATGGGTATGCTCGAAGATGGGCACGAGGATATGCGCGATGAATTGAATGAGATGAGTCCTCGTGTTCGAGAGAATGCTACTCAAATACGAGAGTTTATGCTCAATCTTGCTGAGTTGGTCAAAGCTCTTGGTTGGGTTGCCAAACAGTTCATGTGGTTGGTAACCAACTATCCACGTGCGACTGCCGCAGTGATAGGTCTTCGCGTGGCATTTGGTGGATTTATTCCGATGTTTGGGGCTATAGCAAGAGTAGCTCCAAGCATAGGTCGATTCTATACCGGATTGATAAGAAATACACCAGGGATAACTCGATTTGTTGGTGCGTCAAGAGCTGCGGCAGGTGCAGCAAAGTTATTCAGCGGTGGATTGGTACATCTAACTGGTATGGCTATGCGATTTATGTCGATAAAAGCTGCCGATAATTTGGCTCAATGGACAATAGGATTGGATGGAGTCAATGAAGAGATGGCAGATATTCGTCGAAATACTGTAGCTGTACTTGGTAATTATCTGGAATGGATACCTGTTCTTGGTCCAATTCTTGCGATGATTACGGATATAGCTGGAGCAGCACAACGTGCAGTTGAAGCATTTTTAGAAATGAGAGGTAGGCGTCGTAGAGATCGCGAACGTCAAATCGATACTTCTGCTCAAGACCTTATTAGTAGACGTATGGAACGACAAGGTACAACGCGAGCAAGTGCATTAGCTACTGAACGATCAAGTGCTATGCAAAGATTGGCAACGTTGATACCTATGGCTGGACGTGAAGATATTGCTAGAACATTGCATCGTGCAGGTGCCGAACGAGAACAAATCCCAGAGCTTACAAATCAAATTATGCAATTGCATCGATCGTTGGGACGTGGAACTGCGGCTCAAGCGGCTGCACTTGCAGGTGGTGCAGGTGCTGAGTTATCTACAGCACGAACAAATACGATTCGGCAATTGAGTGGATTTCAAACTGAGTTGCGTAGTATACAGCGCGAAGCACGACGTGCTGCAACTGCTATGAGTCAAATGCAAGCTCCAACAAGTGCTTCTATTATGGAAGGACTTGAGGGTGATACTGGTATGAGTATTCCTACTGCTCAGGATGCATATGTCAATCGTGGTGGTTTGATGGGAGTCTCGTCAGGTGATATCGTAGTATCTCGACGGCATCTTGCGAATGCAGTACTTGCTCGTCAGGGAGCTATGGCTGGTCCTGCTGTATCGATGGCAGGAGAGGGAATGATGGCCGGTCCTACTCCTACGGTTCCTGGTGGCGGCGGTGGAACCATGAACATTTCAATTCCTGTGATGTTAGATGGACGTGAAATAGCTCGGGCTGTAGGGCGTGCAAACGTGACTCAACTTGAACGTGGTGGCGGTCGACTTCCTCCGGGACAACGACGCTCACTTCGCGAAACTGGATTCAGTCGTTCTGTCTAACCGGTGAGACGAGGTAGATATGGCACAAGCATCGTCAGTTGTTTCGGGAACAAGCATTATTTTAGAACCACAACCGAACTTTGATGAAGACCCGTTTGCTCGTAAAGTGCGAGATGCTAAGTTATGGCATCTCTTGGTACAAGAAGATGCACCTACTGCGAACCTTCATCAAGGCGATCGAATCTACGGACAGTTCACTCCGCAAGATGTGTCTCATCAATTGGGGGCTAATGTACCCGAGGCAGGTGGATTTTCCCGAACGAATCCGCTTGTTCAATGGGTAGGGGGTACTGTTGAGACATTGTCTTTTCAGGCCAGATTGTTCTCTGAACATTCGGAAGATTATACGGCGACCAAGAAGTTGGAGCAGTTGAAGAAACTTCGCGAGTCTCTTCCTCCGATGAATCGTCCTCCGATTACTACCTTCTTTTGGGGATTGGCATTCCCTGGCGGTATTCGTTGTTTGGTCGAGTCTCTTGGCGGTGTGAAGTACGATGAGATTCGACCCGATGGTACGATTCGTGGAGTAACACTTTCCATTACTCTCAAGAAGGTTACACCTCACAATCTTGTTCGAAATGTTCAGACTCCAATGGAGCAAACTCCACTTCATACGGTTCGCGAAGGTGAGACGTATGAGATGATTGCGAATCGTCGTTGGGGTGACCCATTGTTGGGCGTTCCGTTGAGGAACAAGAATCCTCGGTTTCCCATGGAGAAATGGGCACCGAAAGGTTTGGCAGATCTTCAATCGAATGAACAGATCAAGTTATACGATCGAAGTGAATTGACGAAGGAATCTATCAAACCTCTGAATCATTTGTTCAATGAAGACGATATAGTCGCATCTGACATTCGTCGGTATTACTTCCAAGAACGTGGTCGGTTGGCCACATACATGCCGAGGAAATAATGCCAGGACCGTATCCGGCTCGGAGAATTGGTAGGCTCTTTCGTCGAGATGATCGAGAGATAAGCGAGAAGTACGGTGAGATGTTAGCACCGTATTTTCGTATTGAGATTTCTGGCGAAAACAATCGAGTGATGTTCTCGGCGGAAGCTAATGCCACTGAAGGCAACTACGATCTCAATGGATTGATCGTATCATCGGTTGAATGGGAAGAGAATGATTGTCAAGCAAGTATGATGAAGTTGACAATCGAGAACATAGACATGCGACTACATGACAGTCGTATGTTTGCAGAAGGAAACTCCATTGATCTATGGATGGGATACGATGGTCGACATCCTGATTATATGGGTCGTGCAATTGTTACTGGTATTGAACCGGAATTCTCTTCGGATTCAATACCGAAGTTAAACGTAACTGGATATGATATTTCTCACTTCTTGATGGAAGAAGGTCGTGCCGAAGTGCAGGCTGAGGGTACGGCGTGGTGGGAGCGACATCGTCAACAGCCACCTGCGAATCCTCCGAATCAACAAGGTACATCGTATTTAAGGCAACAATTGGAATCACCGCAGGCGCAACAATTAGAAATTGAAAGGTTGATGCAGGCGGAAGGTCTTACTGAACAACAGGCACGGTCGTTGGTTCACAATCAGACATTAGATCAAACTGGTACAAGAGCGGCTAATGATTCTGTAAGACTTGGTACGGCATCAAATACAAATCAACAACGAACGAATACTCCACGTACACGAACAGTTCTTCGTAAAGCGCGAGTTCCTCGCCGTCGTAACAATCGTGGAAAAGTTTGGCGCAATCTTCGTGATGATGAAATCGCAAATGCAATTTTTCAATCGTATGGAATTGTTCCGTATACTGAAGCTGTAGGTGGGAATGCACGTTCAAGACGAGAAGTTCGCGAGATAACAATTAATGAACCTGCTATATTGGATAATTTTCGCGATACAAATGATCAAGCCGAAGCCGCACATCAATCCGTTGCCCAAGTGTTTGCCAGTTTACCACCCGATAGACAACGTCGGTTTTTGACAAGCATGGATGCAGAAGGACCGAATTTAAGAGCATACGATGCGCCTATTCGTGTTGTAGAAACAACTGGCGAACGAACGGTACGAATTACACAAGAAGTAGGCGGACGTCGAGTGGTTCAGAAGGCAGGAACTTCCGACTGGGAGTTTCTCAAGAAGCTAGCCAAGAACCACGGTTTCATTATGTTCGTCTTCTATTACTATGAGACTAGCAATTGGATTGGATATTGGGGCTCGCCTCATAATGTGCCTCAGCACATCATATACAATTTTCACTACAACTACCGTGAGATGACAACTCTCAAGTCTTTTCGACCCCGTATCTCAACACGCGGTCAGAAGACAGAGATTGATATGGTATTCACGGACCCTGTTACGCGGAAGAGTCAACGACTTCGTGTAGCAATGGAGAACGTTTCTCGCTATTCTCCCGAGTTCCGTGGACCGGACGCTACAGCACTTATGGACGAGCCATTAGGGAATGGACCAGAAGTTGTGTTGACTATTCATGGACGACGAACTTCTGTTCAGGCAGATCGAAACTTTCGAACGATTGACGATGCACGTCGATGGCTCATGTCTTTTTGGTACAATCATGCATCGGAGTTTTGTGAAGCTGAGGGTGAGTTCATTCAGGGGATTCCCGAAGTTCACTGTCGGCATAAACATCAATTCGATGGATTGACCAGGTTCGATGGATTGTATTTTCTGACTCAGGTGTCTCATAAGATGTCGGCTGGTTCAATGTATACGACGTCATTTTCTGGTTATCTGATGGTCGATATGTTGTTCAATGAACCAGAACAAGAGAATGGTGAGATGACAGTTGAGTCTGAAGATATGGGTCAGTTGACACCACAAGCTCAAGATGTATTGGAGCGGTGGCGTCGCGCTTTGCTTACGAACTAGTATAACCGGTTAGACAATGCCCAAACGAGAAAAGCACTGGGGAATAGTAATCGATAACGACGACCCTGAGAAAAGAGGTCGACTGACAGTTCAGTGCGATACGATCGCCGAAGGCGACGTGATGGAATGGATGAATCCTTCTTTTCATTTCGTCGATTCGAGTTCCGATGAACAAGGAGGAAGTTTCTGGGTTCCGAATCCAGGAGCTATCGTCGAGGTCACTATCGAAGCTGAAGATGATTCTGAGGCCAATGACCTTGACCCTCAGTGGAAGTGCTCTGTGTATTCACAGGGAGGCGTTCCTGAAGTATTCCAGGAGAACTATCCCAAGCGCAGAGGCTGGGTTACTCGGAAAGGGCATATCCTCTATTTCGACGATACAGAGGATAGTCTGACATTCCATTACGAGCATCCATCAGGTGCGAAGATTACTGTCGATAACGATGGGAACATTGCATTAGAGACAAGTGCGAAAGTGTTTATTGGCGTAGACGACGCGCAACATCCATTGACTCGTGGCGATGAATTGAAAGATTTTTTGGATACTTTGAAAATATGGTTGGATTCTCATACCCATGGTCCGGGAACGTATTCGGTAACTTTACCTGGTCCGACAGTTATAAGTGTTCTTGGAGTTTCCGATTCTCCTGTTTCCAGTTCAACTACAGTACCGCCTTCATCTACACTCAACTCAGAGAATAATCTGGTGGAGTAAGCGATGCCCAAAGGACTGAGACTACCGTTAGAGACTGGTGTTCGTGGCGGTGCCAGGACAATCGAGGGATACAGTGCACGTCGACAGAATGTAATTCTCGGCGTGACTCCTGCGTCGAGTCTTCATCCGTGGCATCAGAAACTGACTCCATCTGAGGAAACGATCTTCAACATTGCCGATGAGATGACCGGTGGTCAACTCATTGCGCACATCTACAACTTCTTCGATGAGCAAGAGCGACTTGGATACACGATGCTCCCACGGGATGGTAGTTCGCTCAAGCTTGGTCTTCAGGATACTGATAAGGGCGACGTAGAGATGATTATCAACTACGTCGATTTGGAAGATAACGAGACTCGCGAAGTTCGTCTATCGAATGGTAGGAGGCGATAATGGCATCCAACCTTACGGCCAATCTGGAAATTATTCGAACTCCAGATTTCCAATATTCGGGATTCTACTTTCCTGAGATTGCAGCTCGCCTTCGTCGTTTCAATCGGGCGAACGCACCTGAGATTACCAACGAAGATCTTCGCGAGCCGTTTATGCAGCTTGAGCGCGCGTTTGCGTTGATGGCTCACTACAACAACGTGCTTATTGATATGGTTGCCAACGATGCATTTCTTGATACGGCACGTCATCCTGACAGTGTGAAGTACCATCTTGGACTGATCGATTACAGGATGTTGCCAGCATCGGCAGCGGAAGTTGATGTACTAGCAAAACTTGCTCGTACGTATGCAAGTTCGGTTCGTCTTCTGGAAGCGTATCGGAAGTTTGCTACTGTTCGAAACGAAGATGAAGATGAAATCATTTTCGAGAACTCGGCAGAAGTTGAGACCAATGCAAGAACCGATCAGATCGAACTTGCATATGGGGTCGAGGGTGAGAACTCGGGAACTGGATTGGTGACTTCAATCAATCCAGATATTCTGGAAGCTACGGCGGGGTATCAGTTTGTGACTGCCGATCTCAACAAGATGGTTGAGATTACTGGTTCGATTCTTGGAAACAATATTGAGGATGCTCGGATAACCGAGCTACTTGATGAAACAACTCCTGGTTCTGGAGTGTGGAATCAAGCCAGATTGGCGAATGCTGCTTTCATTTCTGAAGGTAGCCTATCGTTTACGGTACGTGGAGTGACTGCCAATGGTGCTTCTGATTTGGCAGCCGCTCTTGGGTTTAGTCCATGGGCTAGCACGGTACAAGAAGGCAATAAGTTCTATTATGGTCATACCGATGTGATGTGGAATCGGTTTGATTCGGTGATCGCCAGTGCTCCATTGGGTGCCGAAGGAATCTGGGAATTCTACGACGCATCCGAAACAACGATACAACCTGATTTGGTAACAGTCGACCCATCGCCTGGATATTTGCGTTTCAATTTGAACACTCTGATGGGAGTGACGTCGGCGAAGGGTGCTCATATCAAAGTACAACATGTACCTACTGGATATGAGAGCAATGCAATATCTAATTTTGCTGGCGGTGTGAATTACGTTGATATCCCTGGATACATGGGACAAACGACACCATCGATAGTAACGGGCGACTATCTTGTATTTTGTAGTTGGCGTCCGATCAGCATCACTGAAGATACTACTGTTTTTGGTAGTCAACGGATGGTCAATAGTGGAAGGACGAAGTTTGATCTTCCACAGTCTGAATCGGATAGTTGGCAACAGTATCAGTTGTATGACGTTAGTGCGGGCACACAACGCGAAGCTTACTTCCTTCGGTATCGAATTGTTGATGTTAGTGGCACACCGGCTGGACCTGATATCACTTCGATGACATTTACCGAGGGCGATCATTACGTTATTTTTACGGCCATACAAGGTCGGACAGTAGAAGACGTACCATTGGGTTCGTCATCTGGACAAACGTCACAAACGTTTACTCTTGCTCGTACACCGTACATTCTCAATTCGGCTCGGGTATATGTCGACGAGGGTGGCGGATTCATTGAGTGGGAGCGAGTCGATACATTCTTGACATCGTACCAGACCGATCGTCACTTCAGAGTCGATGTCAATTCTGATGGAACCGCAGTGATCGTTTTTGGTGATGGGACGAATGGAAGAATTCCTCCCATTGGAACCAATAACATCGAAGCGACGTATCGTGTGGGCGCCGACGTCGATGGAAATATCGGTGCCAATACGTTGCAAGTCAATCGTGACGGTGTGGGCGTTTTCACTGAGGTTACCAATCCACGTTCCGGTCTTTTCTGGGTTGAAGCCGATTGGAATTCCGTTGAGTCGATGGAGAAGGTCAAGGAACAAGGTCCCTATCGACTTCGTACAATGTATCGGGCAGTGACGCCTCGGGATGCTGAGATTCTTGCAACTGCATTTGTCAGTGCTAGTGGAGTACGTCCAGTAGCACGGGCTCGTTCGTATGAAGATGCGTTCGGGCCGAAGACTATTGAGCTAGTTGTAGCTGGCCAAGGTGGTGCCGCTCTTGCACAGTCGTCTCGTACCGAGTTGGAAGAATACTTCAATGGTGGAGACGATTATCTTGGCGTTCTTGTTATGAATCATGAGCTGACGGTTTCGAATTACGTTCCGAAATCGATCGCTCTTGAAATGGAAGTTGTAGCCAACTCGATAGTCACTGAGGCTATGGTGATTCAGACATTGTCATATCTTCTTTCGCCTACTGCACTTGAGAGTGATGCTGTGTCATACGTTTGGCAGTTTGGACAAGAAGTTCCACTCTCTCGGATTGTTGCTCAAGTTTTTCGGATTTCTCCCGGAAATGTGTTCAAGGTAACGATTACTAGTCCGACGGCAGATATCGGATTGACCGCAAATGAATTGCCAATATTTGATGCAGTGAATTCTCAAGTAGTAATACTACCTCCGTCATTCTAATTGTCTAACCGGTTAGACATAGAGAAAGATATATTATAACGTTATATTGGTTTATCATTGTTTTATAATGACGAACGGTCATGTTGTTCTTAGGTCATTAGATAGCAATCTAAGGAGCCATCATGGTAGCACGAGTCTATAGAAACCCGCTGAGGAATGATATCAACTACGACTACGGAAGGACAATGCTTCACTTTTTCGCGCAGGCTTTCTCGCTTGACTCAGGGTGGAGCATTATTGATTCCTTCAACTCCAATGCATCGCCGAACCGGTTGAAGGGCGACCCGATGACAGGGGGAATAGGTGGGCTATGGGGAGGAAGCTCACAAATAAATACGCCGTCAAACTCTTGGTTCGTCATTCAACAAGTGAACCCAGAAGCAACGTTCCCGGCGATGCAGGTAAAGATCCAGGCTGCAGGGAACGCAAACTATGCGGAGCCGTCCGGGGTTGACTACGGGCAAGAGGGAAACAACCGGGCGAACGGTTGTCGGGTTGCTCCTTTTGGTGGCTGGAACTTGGCAGACACAACACCTGACTTCGCCAATCCCACAACCAAGGTCTCGCGAGACATGGCCTGGGAACCACAGGTTACAAGCGGTCGTTCTTGGTTGATTATGGACGATGATTATTTCGTAGTTCCTCAGTTTCGTTTTGCTACCTATATTCGCTACGACAACTTCTGTTTCTACGTCGGTGCCTATACGCCGCTACGCGCTGGCCAGCATACGCCAGCACATCCTTGCATGATGTATCTTGGAGAATCGACAGACTACGATTTGTGGGCGGGTTATTGGACGAGCGAGCAAAGCTACATGTTTTTCAAAGACAGATTCCATTCTGCGCAAGACTTCGTCGTGGCATGCCCCGACGAAAATGGAATCATGAAACAGTGGGAGGCGATGCATCCTAACTATGCGTATTTCCTTGATGGCTCGGCGTATCCAAACGAGTTCGACCCAACAATGACAAATGATTTGATTGAAGTCCCGATAATGGGAAGACTAAGAGATAACGATCCTTACTCTCCAGACACAAGATACATCGGCAGGCACAAACACCTTTGGCTCGGCAACGGCATGGGTTATGGGGCATTTATGCAGGGTCGGCAATTTCTGCCATGTGGATTGAATCAACCTGGCGTCATTATGGAGTGGGACGGTAGTACGGATTTCATTCCATAGGAGGCAATCATGACCGTGTCGGTTTATAGGTCTATGCGATCTCCGGCTGCCTTGGGCGCAGACTGGCCACGGCATTATTTGCTAGACCTCGCCCGCGCCATGTCGGCACATGCTGGCTGGGAAATCATCGACTCTTACGCACTGTCGGCTGTGCCTGATCGAGTGAATGGAGATCCGATTGTCAATAATTTATGGGGAGGTCTCGACGAGACTGGTCTTAACTCCAATAGTTGGTTTATTGCGGAACAGGTGAATCCAGAACCTGGATATCCAGCAATGCAAATAAAGTTTCAAGGTACTGGCAGTAGTGCCTTCGATGACTGCTCTGGGAATGATTATGGTTGGGAAGGCACAACCAGAATAATGTGTGTGCGTTTAGCTCCGTTTGGAGGTTGGGATTTTGCTGTTACTTTTCCTGACTTTGCTAATCCATCAAAGGTCTCAAGGAATTTCAGCATCGAGAGTGTTGGAACGCGGTGGTTCTTTGTAATTGACGACGACTTTATTTTGATGCCTCAATGCAACGGCTTTGCGTGGGATAATGTTACTTGTTACATTGGGGCGTATAATCCCATGACCCCAGGTCAGCATACACCAGACCATCCTAGTTACATGTTTTACGGACTCGATGCGAATAGCCAATACCTTGACGGGTTCTGGTCAAATGAACAAACGCCGTGGTTTTTCACTGATCGTATGGGTTACAACTACTATGTTGTTTCTTGCCCGGATGAAAACGGAGACATGAAAAGGTGGAATATCAATTGTTCGCCACTTGGGTATTTTTGGGACAAGACAATGTACCCAAATGAATTCGACCCAGATTCTTCTATTGATTTGATTGAGATTCCGATAAGCGGACGGGAAATATCTGGACAACCAGACTCACCAGATACACGAATGATAGGTTCTCATAAACACGTATGGTTCGGGTTTGGTCCTGGCGACGGTGTGTTTCTTGAAGGCAAACAGTACAGAACGCTTGGCGGGAACAAACCATGCATGGTGATTCCTTGGGGTGGCTCAGACGTCAACCCATTCTGATTGAGGAGGTAAGTTAATGTCGGGCACTGTGCAATATCGCGTCAACCGGAAGTGGCAAAATTCGGGTCAGCCTGGAGTAGTAAACTTCCGTATGTTCTGGGAACTGCTGAATTTTTTCGATGCACACTCGGCTTACTCCATTATAAGCTACGGGACTGGCGCAACCGAGGGTGGCACCGGAACGCCAACTGCATGGCTGACGTGGAACGATCCGCCCCCCATGGGAGAAAACTCATGGTTTGTTGTGCGTGCAGATCTGTCGTCTGCAACACTGAACGGTGACGGAACAAGGCAGTGGCAAGTAAAGTTTCAGGTTGCGAACAGTGTGGCCTACGCCGACACCTCCGGTTCTGACAAAGGTCTCGATGGGGTGACCGGCGTCGTCGCTGTGCGACTATCACCTGATGGAGGTTGGGTCGGAGGCGTAACACGTGACTTTGTTGCTGTTGTGGATTCAGGAGATTTGCGTTGGTCTTCAGATGCGGCAAGCGACGAAGACTTCAACATTCATTTTGCTGGAGACAATGAGACAGTGGTTGCAGTTGGCCAGCTCGCGACGGGTGTTTATGCAAGTCCAAACTATGGGTACCAGCGTTTGGGATATATTGGAGAATTGACGCGAAGAAATGCGAACCATCCGAAACCTGAATACCTCATCGCCCCGTATTTTGTTGATGCTGGTGGCGCGGCTAGTTATCCAGTGTTTGGCCGAGGAAGCAATACTAATGAGATGTTTTCCGAGGCTAGCGTGATACAAAACTCTTTTTCGCTAGCGGCAGACGGTTCGGCAGTAAACCAGCATATGCACGGGGGACTTTATCGAGCCACTTCCTATATATCAGAGTTCGGTCGCTACTGTGGCACAGATCCTTGGAGCGGCGAGGAAGTCGCTTTTAGTCCGTTGGTTCGACAATACTGGAACGAACACCAATCCTTATTGGGACAGTTGCGGTTTGTGTCGTTGATCAATGCTTTCGTTGCAGAGGGTAATCTGTTTACAGATAATATCTTGTCTTGTGGTTACAACACAACAGGGAGGTCTGGGCTTGGTTTTCCGTGGCCTGGCGCGACGACGTTCCCTTTGTTCTAGCGTGATTGTGACGATGGAGGAAGCATGGCCTTGGTAGGTTACTGGAAATGCGATGAACGGCCTATTGATCTGGTGACTTCTGTCTTGGATTATTCAGGTCATGCGAACAATCATGACTTTGCAAGCGTGGGATATTACAAGTGGTTCAGCCAGCTAAGGGGTCGGTTCCTGAACGCTTGCAGGTACTCCGAGAACAACGGTGACTACCACGGTTCAGTAAACAACAACTCAGATTTCCTGCTTACTGGAGACGTGACGATCTCGGCCTGGGTAAGGAGGTTCGGGGCGCCTGGGGCCGGCACGATTCGTCACCTCATCGCGTGCGGCGTTGGTGGTAGTGAAGTTCAGGCAGATAACTATCTGTGGTCTCTTGTGCAAACCTCGGCCGACGGGTTCGGTATGCTCTGGGAACAAGGGACCGGTGTTGATGTTACGGCATATTCACCTGGTGGTGAGTTGTCATATTACGATCCGCAGCCATTACAGCACATTGCCGTTGTGCGTTCTATCAACGGCGCACTGCGAGACGTAAAGTTTTACGTTGATGGTGTTGACCTTGCGGCGGACGTGACTGGTCTTACGGCACCAGATGGTGGGGCGAACGCGGTATGCGAAATGTTGCGCTCACCAACGGTTTCGGCCGATACGTTTCACGGCAATGTTGCGCTGGTGAGAGTCTACGATACAGCAGAGATACCAGCAAACATTGCAGCGATCTACGCGGCAGAACTGCCATTGGTTAATCGTCTTGGTTATTCGGTTGGTCAAGATATGGATCAACTTGGAAATTATCCAACCATACTTAGTGCCCCAAATTTGCAGAGTTTAGATTTTGGCCCCATTGCTGATCGATTGACTGTCGCATCAGGAACGAACATCGATCAAGATGATAGACCCAATTCTGGCTGGGCACAGGAGAGAAAATGACGATATTTTTCAACTGGTATCAGCCAGAACTTGGTTTCACAGTAGAGAGCATT